AGTGGAATGGGCCAGAGATAATCTGCTCAAGAGCAATAAGACATAGGAGGCGGATATTCCATTCGTAGGAAATCAATACATCCCGGTCGCAGGTGCCATCACAGCCGCCCCAGGTCAGGTGCTGCAGTCGGCAATTTGGGATAATATCAACACAGATATTGCGGCGGCTCTAACGCAATTAGCAACGCAAGCCAATACGACGCCAACATGGTCGAATATTCTGGCCCCGAACGGCGGATTTGCGATTTGGCAGCGCGGGGCGGGAGCGAATGCGAGTTTTTCGGTTAACGCCTCGACGACGCAATACACGGCGGATCGTTGGTACATCATCACGGGGGCAAATCAGGCTACCGTTGTAGCGGCGGCAACCGGATTGACTGGTGCTGCTCCACCAGCACATGCCTGCAAGATTACGCGGACCGCAGCGCAAACCGGAATTACGGCTTACACATTCGGCTATCCATTGACTGCCGATGAAGTCTACCGCCTGAGAGGACAACAGGTATCATTCAGTGGTGCGGCCAAATCTGGGGCGAATTGGTCGCCGGCACTCGGCGCTTTCACCATCAGCCTTTTGGTCGGAACCGGAACGGCTCAGAAGGCCGGCGTGGCTGGCGCTAACTTCTCTGGTTTGTCTACCCCGCTCACAATCACAACCGATCTTGCGGCAGGCGCGACCAATACTTCGATCACAGGGACAAGCGCGGCAATAGTTCCAATCACGTCAACACAAGGCGAAATTCAGGTAACGTGGACTCCAGTAGGAACGGCTGGAACCGATGACAGCCTGACGCTCGATCAGTTCTGCCTCGTGGCAGGCGCGATCGTGCAATCATTCGAGGATTTGCCGTTCGATACTTGCTTGCGGGAATGCAAAAAGTTTTTCCGAAAATCGTTCAACTACAATGTTGCACCGGCTCAGAATGCGGGGAATGGGGGTGCCATTGGCGCATGGTCTCAAGCAGTAGCTAGACTTGGAATATATGTTAATCTGGAACCTATCGAAATGTATGTAACGGCTGCGGTCACAACATATCAACCTAATGGCGCATCAGCCAATTGGTCCAATGCAACTAGTGGCGCAAGTTCAGCACCGACACTTGATGGTACAGTTTCGTCAGGCAAAGGGTTTACGATATTGACGGCAACAGTTAGCAATGTAGATAATTACCTGTTCATCCACTACACGGCTGACGCGCCTTTGTAGATTCAGATCATCTCGTGCGCGATGCTGGCCCATTCCAGCCACCCAGCAAGGTTGATCTGGCTATAATATTCTGAGCGGCGATCGATGCCTTCATGAGGACAATAGATTTCCTCTGCTAGAAGAGCATCTACCATGAAGTCTTCGAACATGGGCGAATAGGCTTGATTACCGGAGATTTTCAAAGCATCCCATTTCGCGACGATATTTTCGACTGCATTGGGCGTAAAAACGCAGTCTTTCGGATGATTGCGGATAGTGGTTCTGGCAATCTCAGCGACGTAGGGATGATTCATGCTTGCGCCTTTTCGAAAAGCCAAAGCGTAACGTCATCGAGCCCAGTCGTTCGCCTCCACGCGAACTGACATGCAAGGATTTTGAGCGTCGGAAACTGCGCCAACCAAGCTTCACCCCAGTCCCGACGCCAGAGCATCCCGGATTGCCCGCGATACGTTATTTCCTCCGGAACATGGTTGAAATACTCGATCGACAGTATCCAGCGCTTGGACACGCGGTAAATCTCCGACAGTGCGCGAGGCAAATCAGCCGGCGAAACGTGAATCAGCACCCCGGACGTAAACACCATATCGGCAGCATCGTCCGCATAGGGCAATTGGGATAGATCGCCTGGCAGTACGGTCGCAACATCGGCCATAGCCTTGCGGGCAGCCTCGTTCGGATCGCAGGACATGAGCTTGATTGGCTGGCGTGACCTCTCATAGATCATATCGATGGCGCGGAGGTTATCCCCGCATCCACCGCCAACCTCAATCACCGATGCCGGGAAGGGCTGTGCAGACGGACTAGCCTTGTTTGCATTCTCCATGGCTTGGAAAATGTCGCCGAATAGACGGGAGCGGTTCTTGATGGATTCCCAATTGCTGGCGCATCGCTGCTGATAGGCGTCGCCGAACGCCCCAGACCATTCATCAATGGGAACGCCGCCGACGTACATTTTGACTTTCGTATCCGGAGTAACTATCGAGGCCTTAGTGCCGCGTGGCATTGTTCGGAATCTCCATGAGTTCGGCCTTGGCCAGCATCTTCTCTAATCGCTCAATATCCGAAGGTACGTCGACGCAAAGGTTCAATCCGGAACGATCAACCTTTTGCTGAACATTTGCACGCCTAATGCCTCGTGTTTTTTGCATCCAGATTGTAGTATGCTCACGATAATGGGGTGCCTTGGCCTTGATATGCGCGGCCTCAAGACAATCATACGAGAATGCCTCGACATCGAAGCCCTTCGGATATGTCCGTTTCGGAAACACGTTGGAGCAATAGTCCAGATTTTCGGCCTTGAGTAGCGCTAGCACCTCGCCAGCTACGACCGGATCAACAAATGGGCTGTCGCCTGTAATCCTGACGATAGTATCAACACCATACATCGTGGCCGCGTCGAAATAGCGGCCTAAAACATCGTCCTCTGAGCCGCTGGCGCATGCTATTCCGAGTGAGTTGCAAAGCTGATAGATCGGGATTGAGGAATCATTGGCTGGGAAGGCTACAACGATGGTGTCCACGAATGGTACAAGCTTTGCCCGCTCTATGACGCGCTCAAGCACTGGCTTGCCGGCGAGCGGCATCAGGACTTTGCCGGGCAATCGTTTGCTCGTCATTCTCGCCTGGATAATTATGCCGGTTGTGATCAGAACCTCCCCTTGAATGGCATCGTCGGTATCGGTCTGTTTAGCCATTCCTCGCGTTCTATCTTCTGTCGCTCTATGATGCGCCGTGCTCTATCTCGTGTGCTGTGATCTTCTTGGCCAAGTCGATAGCCCCATGTCTGGACGAGATGATCAATTTCTTTTTCAATATCGTTCATCACGTCACCGCATATGCAAATGGACAGTTCGGCGCATGCAATATCGCGAACTTTCCGCACGTGCAGCGCGTTTCATTCGGGTGCAGCATTCGATCAAGCTTATCCAATTCAGCCTGTAGATTGAACGGACATGGCTTCTCAACCAGCGCTCCGAGCGGAGTATCGTGAGCATCCATGCCAGTTAGGCGAGTAATTGTTTCGGCGGCAGCATCCGTTACTAAGAGATATTTTTTCATCCGTTATCTCCCATGATCTTGTGACGAAGCGCTTTTGCATCCCAAAGCGCGTTATGCTGGATCGCCCCAGGTAGCGTCGTCGGATAAGCGTCAACTCGGTGCAATTCGAATCGTAAGAATCGGATATTGACCATCTGACCGGGACCAACAACGATCGCTTTGCAGAAATAGGCGATATCGTCGGGCCAATCAGCGATGATCTCCGGACAGCCATCGCCATCCAGAAATGCAGCGATCATGTTGCAGAAATTTTTGGTCGCACTTACGAATGGTCTTGCTCCAGGGCATTTAATGATAGGAATGACGTTCTCAGCTATCCATGGCAGCGGATTTGTTACAAAAGGAGTTGCCATGTAGAGTTCGCGACCATCCTCGCAAACTAGCGCGAGGCTGATCAGGTCGCCGCCCATGCCGTTGAACTCGGTGTCAAGAAAATATCGCGTCATCCAATATCTGCCTTTCCGGTCAAAACAAGCCATGCTTCAGAAATCCGATAACGATAGACCGCAATTCGATCCATAAACTGCTTCCATCGCGAATGATAAATGGGATCATATGGCCGATCGGAATATAGGCTAGCGTTCAAGTTGCGAGCCATCTGCTCGACCGATTCATCCATTCTTTTTTGCAATAAATCAGTCATCTCATGCGAAACGTTCATTGGTATCCACCAATCAGCACCGCTCCGATCGATCTTGTAATCCTCGCTCATGCTTCAAACTTCCTCTGCACGTTGCACAAAACCCATCCCCCGTTCGGTCCTTTGATGACCCACGGCAGACCGCAGACATGGCACGGCGCGACCTTGCCACCATATTCCGGAACCGGTGCATCGCCGATCACTTCGAACATCTTGGATTCCATCACGGAACCGGGAACGACATCGGCTAGCAGTTTGTAGAGGCCATGGTGATTCACACACTTCACGATATCGCCAGCACGACCGGCGGAAACGTATTTCACTGGTTTAACTCCAATGTCCTCAAGCTGCTGCTCGCGGACTCGATTTATATACTCGTCCCAGGCTATCATGTTTCGATCCTCACAGGAACGCCGTGAACTGAAAGATACTCCTTGCAATGTTGAGGAGTGGTGTTTGTGAAAAGGAACATAGACGAAGCCGCGACCGCATGCGCGCCAGCCTGTATTGCCATCAGCATGTCAGTTGGTGTTCTGCATCCACCATTGGCGATAACCGGGATGTTGACTGCGCCGCATACTTTCGTGAGGGTGTTAATTTCATATCCGCACTGCACGCCATCACCATCCATGTTGGTCAAGATGATCTCGCCAGCCCCAGCCTGCTCTACATTTCTTGCAAGTTCCGGAATTATGTCGCGGAGTCTCAATCCATAGTCCATTGCGATAGTGATGCATTGCGCCCCGAACTTCTTCGAAGCCTCTGATATGAAAGCTCGCGATGCTCCAGTGCGCAAAACAACCTTATCGGCTCCAGCATTGAGCAGCCCACGGATATCATCCAGAGATCGGATACCACCGCCGACTGTCACTGGGCAGAACAACTTGGACGTGAATTGCTTGATCTCCTCGAAACGTGGTCCACGGCCATGCGGTGTCGCATCGATATCCAGCAAGATCAGCTCGTCACAGGTACGGTTCTCATAGAGCAGAGCGGCGGACATCAACGAGCCGACGAAACGGCCGGGGCGCTGGAAGGCGATCGGCTTAACGAGGCCTCTGGTGTCCCAGAGCAAAATGGGTATGATTCTTGTTTTCAACGGCATATTAAAACAACTTCACCAATATTCGGCGCCACCATGGCTGTCGTCGATTCCAAGTAGACTTGATGAGAAGTGACGTTAATAAAGGAGAACGATACCAGGCTTTCCGATATTGTGCCCGCTTCTCGATAATCTGCCAATTCGAGCGGAGAGCTACGCGTTGATTATGGATGCGCTTGTCAAGCTTTAGGCGCTCCTGTTTTAATTGTTCGACTTTGGCGGTCAGAGCTTTGCATGTATGCGCAGCAGATTCCATCAATTGGAGCGCTCGGTCGCAACCGGATTCATTGATGGCAGATACTTCTCTCAGGTCTCCGATTGCCCGATAAGAACGTGCTAGAACATCCTGCCACCAAGCATTAATTCCAGCTTGGTGACGGGCCTTATTGATATCGGACAAAAGTTCATCCAAATCCGGTGTCACTTTGGTCTCTTGATATAGCTTATCTGCAGAAGCTCAAATCCAAGCGTTTCGAACACGTCAATTGATCGCGCATTTAGCGGATTGATGTTGGCTAGGAAGCATTCGCCGGGGTGCCGATTCATCAGAAGGCATATTGCAGTCTTGCCGTAGCCTTTGCCATGGTATTCCTTTGCGATGAAGATGCCGATCTCGTTCTGCTTCGATAGGTAGATCGCGCCGATCGGTCCCATTTCTACGGTCCCCCATTCATCGAAAATGACAAACCATTCCCGGTACGGGCGCGAATCCACGAAGGCGCAGTGTTGCTCAAATGAGGGCATCTCGCGGTGGCTTATGTTCTGGTGCGGCTCGCGCTCTTTCAGCATCTCATATAGGAACTTCGTCGCTACCCGCGTCTCTGCTATCTCGGTGTAGACATCGATAAGTTTGATCACGGTTGCGCCTTTTATTTTGAGGTACAAAAAGCTCGAAGCTTGCGATGATAACCATATTCCCTCTCCCAACCTTGGGTTTGATCTTGTATCTCTTTGATTGCACCAGCGCAGCGTTCCATCGTCGAATACTCTTGTGTAGTAATAGCAACGCCTTCACTATCGCCAAAACTTCCAGCGGAAACCCAAGACACTATGATAATCATAATAGCTGTATTCATATCTCAATCTTTCTCATTGACGGGACTGAACAGCGGTTGAATATCGCCCCTCACATGCGAGCCCGCGAATAGATCGCGGTTAGTGAAGGTGTCGCAGCCCTCAAGGAACTCATGCACGGTCATGCCTAGAGGTTTCAGGACTTCTCTGAGCGGCACGTCAAGATAAGTGGCGGGGAACATGGCGTCACGTTCCGCAGCGATCGGAGCAGCGTCTCTCCGGCTGATAAGCCCTCGACGAATGTGGTTAGAGAGAAGATCAGTGGCCCGCCCATAGCCATATTTGATGTAACGGAGCCAGTCGTGGGCCCCGACCTGGATATTGTCTAAATTTTCATATCCCCAGTAAGAACCCTCAATATGCTTTGGCCAGATTTCAAATCCATGCTGTACAGCTAGTTCGGCATTCGCCAATCCGGACCAAGGGAAAAACTGGCCCAAGAAGATTCCCTGCGGCGGCTCGTTTCCTAACTCCGGATACTGATACAACTCACCGATAGGACCAAGTGTAGCCTCCACATCGGCGACGCGGAGACCGTTCAATCCGCCGAATTCGTTTAACCAGTCCTGCGTGAGCTTCGTCGCTAATTGGGCCTCCTTCGGTCCTCCATATTCCGCTTGTGGATTCTCTGCCCAAATAATCAGCGGAATCTTCATCATCGACGCAACACGGACCGGGATTGAAAATATAGTGATATGCTCTGCCCATGAAATATCTCCAATGGTCTCCAGAGTGAAACGGTTGATCTTACGCCTGATTACGGGATTCGTCTTTACCTCAATGTGGTCGCAGCCAAGTTTGCTGATGTTGTCTAAGTTGCGCCGGCCAATTGCGGAGAGATGATCCGTCTCGGCAGTGACGGCTAGGACGCGCAAGCCGTAGTCCAATGCTTTTATCACTTGGTAATGACTGTCTTTTCCGCCCGATACTGGCACGACGCAATCATAGGCCGCGCCATTGTGCCGAGCCTCGCGCCGCGTTTCCACCACCAGATGCTGAAATTGCTTCTCTCTATCGGCCCAATCGATCAGAGAGCGGGCATCGAATGCCTGGCAGGCTGAGCATAGGCCATCCTCATTCCATGTTAGATCAGGTTTGGAACCGAGTGGATAAAGACATTTGCAACAATAAATTCGGCTCATGGACGCGGTACCGTGAATCCGGCTGCGTTCTTATGGCCACCTCCACCGAAGCGCCGAGCTATCTCACTCACATCGAAGTCGCCACGAGAACGAAGCGACCAAATCACGTCAGTTCCAGTTTCGGCATACATAGCCGCGAACGGATAACCTTCCGCAGCCAGTTCGCCGCAGACTTCGGATGACATGAACAGAGAAGCATTGACGACCGGGACCTTGTGACCCGCGATATATCGCAAGAAAGCGTGCTTCTTGGTTTGTTCGACTAAGATGCGGTAATAGCGCTGGATGGCGTGCCCTTCCTGAACGAGATAGCCAACGCCCCTGGTCACCAGCCTATCCCACGTGGTGAAATCTTGCGGATACGAGCGTAGCGCGGCCGTGAACTCATCGACGAAGGCTAGCTTCTTGGTCCACAGATCGCGGTCCTGCAGATAAAGGAAAAACTCAGGGACTTCCTCGTCTGGATGGAAAAATTCCCATGCCATAACCGCACCGCTGCGGCTCATATCAAAATGGACATCAACGTTTCGACATTCATCCGATAAGCCAGCGAGATCGGCCTCAGCCGTCTTGTGGTGGTCAAGAACCAAGATCGATTTTGCTTTTGCAGCAAGTTCAATCATGACGTGACATTTGTATGAGAAATCTACGATCGCAACATCAAGGCCTGTTACATCTGGAGGCTCTTTGCCATAGACGCCAGCGTGATAGGTCACGCAATCGCCATCACGTTTCCACACGGCGAACGCTGCTCCAAAACCATCGTCACATGATCCATGGTAAATGCAAAGGTCTGGCGTCATTTCATATTCCTTATCGATTTGACATATTCCCGAAATTCATCCGGCGTCGATGAAAACGCCTCGTCGTGGCACGGCACATCCGGCAACCGCAGATGCCGCTCAACCATTGGACATCGATAGCTGACAAACCGCATATTTGCCGAATGATCGGATACCCCGAGCGCGCCGTCTTCCTTGTCGTCATATTCCGTTGCGCGTAGAATCGTCACGCCATCAACGGGACGCACCGATATGATGATTGGCTTTCCGGTCGCGACTACGGCGTTAATCAAGTCGCCGTCCAGCATCTCGAATGCGCTTATCTTGTAGCGGGGGCAGTTGAGCATTTCGAGGAAGGCAACATCATCGGGGGAAAAGACCGACGAGAACCAAGGAATATCAACCGATTTAGCATGCTCAATCATCGGCTCAAACCACTCGCGCGGTGTGTATGTTTCGCGGTACAGGTCAAGTAGAGAGCGTCCGTGGAAATCCTTGGCGAGTGCTACGACACGAGGATTCTTGGCGCGTTTGGCAGCAAGACGTTCTGGCATGAACGCCTGCCACTTGATTGCATCTGCGCCAGAGGATTTAGCCTCCGAGATCAAGCGCAGAGCATTGAGATATGAGCCGCCGTGAGTTGAGCCGATCTCTGCTACGATTTCTGTCATCGAAAGCACCTAAATGTACTCAAATCAGGATAATCGTCCCAAGGAAGATCAGCATTGTGCTTCGGCAGCAAACGAAGTTTGGTAAGCCCGTGCGCCGCCAATTCGGGGGAAAGATATGCGTGCCAGCCGACCATATCGATGTTGTCGTTCTTGGGTGCGATTCCTTCAGTTCTCCCGTCGAAGCGGGCCTTCCTTAGCCACTCGTCGGCATATGGATTATCGTGGAGTATGGCTCCAGCCTGAGAAATGCTGAGAATCTTGCCCCAGTGAAACGAAACGCATTGCATTTGTCCCGGCACAAACATTCCGGATGTAAAGCGGCGCGCAAAATCCCAGACCGGGGTCGGCTTGAGCTGATATCCGCCGACCCAACTCTCGTCACGGAACGCAACCTTGCATCCGGCATGTATGATAGATTGCGGGACGCTTATGTACGTATATCGTGGTATCTCCACGATCATAGGATCAAATTCGATCTGGATGCCATCCAGCGTGAGACCAGCGGGCTTGCGCATAATGACCTGATCGCAACACGCGACTGCTAGCAATATCGCCATCGTGCATGATGTGGTAGACACAGCGTACCGAGCGCCCGTGTAATCGCACAGCGCGGCCTCAAACTGGCGTACAACATCGAAAGGATTGAGGGAGACAGTCACCGCAGCATCTCTCGCAACTCGGCAACCGACATCCGCCGTGCTTTGTCGCTCGAATTGCCTTCTGCCATCGATTCGTGCTGCTTTTCCCATTTTGGGAGCCCGATGATTCGCATCTTCGCCCCCATAGCCTCAGCGAGGTCGCCTAGGCGATAGGCCGGCAGAGTAGGGATTACGATCTCGCCTCCCCGCATCGTCTCAGCCGTATTCAGGACCAGATCGACGGCCTCTTCTATTGTCATGAAGAAGCGCGTGCAGTCCGGATCGGTAACCGGAACAGTATCCGCACCTTCGGCCAGCATTTTGCGCCAAGTCGGAACAACCGAACCAGTAGATGAAAAAATATTTCCGTAGCGGCAAACGACGAAGATCGGGCCGCGTTTTCCACGCATATTATTTGCAGCCAGAAATAATGATTCAGCAAATGCCTTGCTAGTTCCGTAGGGGGAAACCGGCTGAAAAACCTTGTCGGTTGATAACGCAACAACTTTGGACACATGCGCATCATGCGCAGCCTCAATGACATTACTCGCCCCGCCAATGTTCGTTTTTGAAATTTCAATCGGATTGTAGAAAGCTGTCTCGATTCGTTTCAAGGCAGCGGCATGAAATACTACCTCCACGTCTTCCATAGCTCGCCGCAGTCTATCCCTATCTCTTACGTCACCGATGAACATCCGAAGGCGTTCATGCGGATCAAGCGACGTAAGTTCACGCGCCATCTCGGCTTGGCGGTGCTCTCCCCTGGAATAGACAACGATGCGGTGTGGGTTGTCCTGTTTCATGGTGAGCAAGCGCTTGACGAGCGCAGTCCCAAAAAATCCTGTCGCTCCCGTCACCAGCACACTTTTCATTGACGTGTCTTCCCAGAAAATTCGATAATCTCAGAAGACTCGCGGCCGTGATCATTCGCGTGATGCTTTTGGCCCTCGAAATCCACGTGAATGATATTCATCTCACATCGTTTGCACCAAACTTGAAGTCCTAGCTCGGTCCAGCCTGCTTCAAGGCTGACCCAAGCGCGCGGCGATATCCCAATGGGCTTGTCTTTCAGGCAATGCGCACAATGAAAGAACATCTTGATTTCGTTTGTGGCAGGTATCTTGCGAGGTGGTTTCACGCAAGCACCCACGTCAGAACCCCGAGGAGTACGAGCGATGCGAGGCATACGGCGGAAAACGAATAGAACACAGGTGCGGTCATTTGTAGGTCAGTCCCTTTAGTTATAGTGGCGAAACGCCGTGTAGCGCGCCGTAGATCAGCGTAATGACCGCCACAGTGGCAATGATGGCGATGGCAGCGAGAATGGCGCATCCGTACAGCGGAGCATCATCCGACATGCGGTAGTTGGCGTCGTGCTTCATTGCAGGGATGTCCCTTCGATAGTGGTATGTTGCATTGTCAGCGATGCCATTGAACATGCAAAAACGAAGGTCAGCGCGGCGTACAAAACCAGCAATGAGAAAAGATAAATCTTGAAATGCTTCATTTTATAGCCTCGTCCATTGCGGCTTTGTAGCCCTCGGACATGCAGTGATAGGTGCTCATATGCGCTTCGTATCGCTCAGCAGCCTTGGTCGCGGCGTCCCGCATTGCGTCGGTAGGTTCTCGCATCGCCGAGATCGCAGCACGAGCAGCATCAATGCCAAATCCGCGCTCATCGCCGTCAAGATCATCAAATGACAGCGGACCTTTGCCAGTTTGGCCATCCTCGTCCATCTGCTTGCGCCACGATGCGAAAATAGCCCGCGCCACCCGATCAATCATTTCGCTCATGCTGGAATGCCTCCGATATACCATGTTGATATAGATTTATTCCTTCATCAGAAAGTTCATTTCGAGCAATAGTAGAAATTTCTTCCCATGTTTTCATAATTTTTGATGCTAGAAGTTTTCCATTTTCTTCATCTGCTGGTGGAATACTTATGCGTATATTTACTCGGCAGTTGAATTCTACTCCACCTAAGATTTGCCTTGCAGTTCTTCGTATTTCCTTAAAAAAATCAATGGACGCACGCTCTAATCCAATTGTTTTCATTCTGCTCTTGCGTGCGGTGCGTGAGACCCGGATAAGAGCTTTCCGAATTATATTTAAAACATTATCATGATCTGAGCGCGATAGTATAATATCGAAAGCATATCCATCGTGTTGGATAATTTCATCTCCAACCTCGTAAATGGCACTCAAAAATGTTGCGGTAATGCATTCAATATTTTTTTGATCAATATCGTTCTGAATACGGTTCTTCAGCAATTTTGCCTTGTTGTATTTTGGAGATTCAGATTGAATAGCTAAAGTTTCCATGGCCAAAGCTTCTTCGCGATCGGCGCATTGCTGGATTTCAACCTTTTTGATCAGGTCAAACCAAGATGAAGCTTTATGTTGGGAAAGCCTAATAATTGGGCGCAACGAAATTCCAACATAGAGAAGAACTCCGTCTGCATCAAAATGGCGATAGAGGTGGCAAGTCATTTCTTATTCCTTCGCCGATACCAAGTGCGGCGACTCATCCCGAGTTTTTCCCATGGTTTAGTGCGGCTCAGCGCCTTATCGGCATCGCGAGCCAGCGGACGGCCACCACGGTTTGAATTGGTTGGACCGCTTGATTCGGCGGCGGTCCTCTCGCCGTTGAGCGCTACTCGCTCCATATCCAAAAACTCTGATTTTCTCTCATGAACAGGTTGAGGTAACGGGGCGGTTACTTCATGATGGCCTCCCTTTTTGCGGACCCGATTTGAAGGCACAGGAGCAGCAAACCGCGCCTGTTTTTTTGCCTTCAATCGATTTAGATTATCCTGTTTGCTCACTGGCACTGATTGGCACAGTTTGGCACGGACCGCAAGTCCTATTTTCACGACGCTAGAAACCTGCTAGGTTGCACCAAATCCATAGGGACAACCGATGAGCAATTTTGCCGATGCGCTGATCAAACTCTGGCCGCACGCTGATTCGCATGTTCCGGGACTGATTGAGGGTATGATTGCATCGGCTCCGACCGTATTCCCGAAATATGGGCTCGATTCGGACCTGACGATTGCCCACGCGATGGCCCAGTTTTCCGAAGAGTGTGGTTGCGGTGCCGAGATGCAGGAAAACATGAACTATTCGGCCGCCCGACTCCTGCAAGTCTTTCCCACCCATTTTTCACACGATCAAGCCATTGCGATGCAGCATAATCCCCGTGCGATCGCGGATCAGGCATATGGGTCGAGAATGGGCAATCATCCCGGAACGGATGACGGCTGGAACTTTCGGGGCCAAGGATTGTCACAGGTGACCGGTAGGCAGGGTTACGCCGCACTGGCTGCAAAGACTGGTCTGGACCTTTTAACGCATCCTGAGCTGATTGTGGCCCCGGCAACCACCCTTGAATGCGGAGTGGGGGATTTCGTGCTCTGCGGCTGCCTGCCCTATGCCGAGAAGGATAGCCTGTTGGGCGTCTCATCCATGCTCAATGTCGGCCATTTCGTTGGAAATCCGAATCAGATCAACGGATATGCGATGCGAAAGAGTTGGTTGTCGCTCTGGAAGCATGCGATGGGCCTTTTATGAACAAAGACGACACCCTCAAAGCGGTAGATGCTGCCTTTCTGGCCGGGGTGAATCGGCTGTACGAGGTGTTCGTCCAGGGATTACAGATTGGCACTACCTCGGACGTGCTGGAAGCACGATTTCAGCGCGGGTTGGCATCAAATTTGGATGCATACGGCAGGATCAGGATAGTCGTGGAAGATTATTTCAAGGGAAAAGGGAACTAGATATGGCCGAACAGCAGCCGCAGCCGACTTTGACCTCCTATGTGAAGTTTCTTTTCAGCCCGACGACCTTGGCGGCTCTCCGGTATGCGCTGGCTGCCGTTGCACCTCTGGTCGCGCTATTTGGCGTCAGCGGGTTCACACCGGACCGAATCAATAGCTGGGTCTCCTATGCCCAGACATTCGGAACGGCAGCGCTGGCCATATTGGCTCTGTTGGGCATCATTGTTCCAGTGATTGTTGCTATTTTGGGCATTCTGAGCGCGACCATCAAGACGCAGATCGCCCGCGTTCGGGAGTTGGCGAATAACCCGCAGTTGGCCACCCAAGAGGCCGCAAAGGCTCTGACCGATGCAACGTCCCAATTGGCAAAATCAGGTGACGTGCAGCAATCAGCATCGGCCGTTAATGCGCTGGTAGCCGCCACGATCGGGCTCAACAAGGTTCAGACAATCATCACCGATAAGGCCACGGCTGATGCCTCGCCGTCGCCTTCTGTTATTGCCGCAACTGATAACGTGGCACCGATCGCAAAGGTTGCGGGCTGATACATTTCGGCAACAGCCAAGACTGCCGTTAGGGGATATGCTGCGCCCTTCAATTAAACAGGGGAATGGCAAAATGAAGAATATCTCTTGCGCGTTGGCTCTCGGTGCGGCGCTGCTCGCTGGGCCTGCATTGGCGGCTGATCTGCCGACCAAGGCGGCACCTTTTACAGGGTTTTCAGCTTATCCTACGAAATGTGGCCTCTATTACGGTGTAGGCACAATGGGATCAAGCGGATCGGTCGCCAGCCCAGTTATAGGCACACAAGTTGTGCAGGGTGCGATCGGCCTAAACGTCGGTTATACTTGTCCGGTTGGGGCAAGCGGCGGCTATTGGTTTGCTGACGGATTGGCTGCGTTCGCAAACCTCAATGGGACAACGAACGGATTCAATCCAACGGGGCCGGCTCAGTTCATGGAGCGTTTCGGGTTTGGTGCTCCCGTTAACATGATCATGTCATTGATTCCCGGACTCAGTTCGTTGCAGAATGCAGTGCCGGCCTTGATCCCGCTTCCCGCTGGCACAAGCATTGTAACGACTAGTCCGTATATCGCTGGCGCGTTTCACCAAGACGACACAGGCGTGAGCGTTGGGCTAGCTTCCAACAAGACGTACCTATTCTCTGGCGGGTTCCAAGTTGGTACCAAAACGAGAATTTCTAACGGCTTGGTGTTGGATAACTTCGCTGAATACACATTGCCGAGTACTGAGGTTTGCCTCGGCGTATTGCCAGGATGCGTCAAGCGAGGTGCAGAAGTGCGTGTCGGTGCTCTTCTTCAGTGGTAATCTGATTTTCGGCGCGGCTCTCACGGGTCGCGCCGATCTCATAGGAGGGTTCCGTGACCATTAGCAAATCTGCCGCAGATGGGCTGTTACGAGCAGTTGCGTTTCTCCACCCTGGATATGCACCTCTGATTGATTTCCTGGAGGCTCATGAGGACGCATTGGTTGCGGCTGGTCCTGTCATCAATGAAGCGGCCAAGGAAGGTCCTGGTGCCCTTGCTGCCGCTGAGACGGCCGCTCCCGGCCTTACCCAAGCAATCAAGCATTTCATCGAATCCTCGCCAGTTGCGACTTATCAGCCAAAATTGGCGACAATGCATGCTGAGAACATTACTCGGCGGATTGTCGGCGCCCCTGTATTGACCGAGGACCAAGAACACGATTTTCTGAGCGAGGACAGCCGCAGCGGGAGCGGCTAGAGCCCAATACCACCTTGACGCGAAGCCATTTTGTTGGGCATTGTCAGGCTCTCAAGAGATGAGGGCTTTATGATAAATATCAATATCCGATTCGTTCGGAACAAGAGCATTGCAGAGGGCCTGATCTCCTGGCGCGAAGGGGTATGCATGCCATTCCCACCAACTCATTCCGAGTGCGTGACGCCGGATGGGAAATGGCTCGGGCAACACGGATTTGGCGGGATGCAAGCCCGCGAGGCTGGCTATGACCATGACGAAGTAGACCTGATGCCGGACGGTCGTCGGTGCGAGATAATCGTACCACTGCCGGTAACCGAAGCGCAACATGACGCATTCTATGCCTATATGCATAGTAAGATCGGTATGCCCTACGATTGGGTGTCAATTCTCGGATTCCTGGCCACCGAGCAGCATTTGCATACTGAGGGTTCGCTGGTCTGCTCGGCGATCGTTGCCGCCGGCCTTCGGACTGAGGGATGCGAATATTTCAAATGGCCCATGACCAAGCCGTTTCATCAGATCGATCCGGCCACTTTGATGCTGATTCTGTCTACACACGTTGAAATTCCGCATTAGGTGCAATCCGATGTCAGATGCAGATACGCCATGGATCACTTGGGCCTATGATCTAGGCGCTGTTCCTGGCGTGTTTCTCGTCATTTCGACGATGATATATACCGTTCACGATGAAATCAACCGTGTTGCGTCTCGGTGGCTGCGCTGGACCCGCCAAGGATCATTTACCCTAATGGCGGTGCTTCTCGTCAACGGAATGATGAGCGATGCTTCCCGGCTATCATTGGTTTTGGTTTTTTGGTCTGGAATCATGGCTCTCATCATAAATCAACTCGCGCTCCGGGAGCGGGCGAAAACCGGAGAGCAGGTCGCTCATGCAGAATCTCAACTTGATTGATACTAGAACCGACATTATGAGGGGCGAGGGTGGGCAGTGCAGGCTTCGATTGGCTTGGGTATCTTCGGGAAGGAAGCCCGTATGCTCTTCTGCTTGGTGCGGTTTACTGGCTGAATGCCGATCGTGTCCGGCTCTTGTCGGAATTGAAAGACCGGGACGCCAAGATAGAAGCACTGGCAGAGCGGGTTCTGACTCTGACGGCAGAAATAAAAACCTTCCTCTTCACCGAGCGCAAGGCATGACGATCAGTTGGCTCAGGCGTTTGTTTGGACATAGAGAACCTTCCCATGCGGATTCCGTCTTTGGTACCGCAATGCGAGAGAGTGGCGAACTCATCAATAACATGCGAGAGGCCTCTAATTCGACTGATGTTTTTCGTGCCATGATGGCGGATATCTGGGCACAGCATCGCAACGTTCCTTTTATGACAACCGTCTACGAATCGGTGCAGGAAATTAAATCAGGAACGGACCAGCAAGATGGCCATAACCAGGGTTCTTGAAATCCTCAACGGGGCGGCACTACTGCCGGTCATGATCTGCCTTTTCTTGCTGGGGTTTTATATTTCTCGGGAAGCGGTCCGTCGCGGACTTCACGCGCTTGATTGGTGGCATTTGCCGCCCAGCATGAGCCTGGCGCTCGCAATGTTCATTTTCGTATTATTTGTGGGAATGAGGTATCTGGCAACGGTGGTTTTCTATTCGAACGGACAGCGTGTTGCGCCCTTGGCGGTGCTGTTCGGATTTGCAATTGTCGGGATGATTATTGGTTTGCTGTGTACAATCAAGGCGATTACCGAGCCGGATTATGGCAAATTGCCATGGATGGCATCGACGATGGCGACGATATGCTTCGTGGCTATATTATTTTTTATGGGCTGACCAAATGACCTTGGCCGAAAAATGTGCAGTAGCGGCCTTATATGGCGACGTAACCCGTGAAGCACGCGATCGGCTGCTATCGTTCGCCGAGGTGCCCGAATCAGGCGTTCTGATCGGCGGTGCGCTTTCCGGTAAGTTCCAAGACGGAAGACTTGCGATTCGGGTGAAGCCGTCACTTTTGGACAACTGAGAAGGTTCACGGTATTGTGCTGATCTCGCCGGGATGGGGGATCAGCGGTGGCAAATCAAAAATTAGATCAAGAAGCAATTGATCGCTCTGTAAGCAACGCGGCGGTTGTCATCAATGCCCGCATAGACGGCATGGCGCTTGCTGTTCAGGTTTTTCAAGCGGATTTGACCCGTGTTCCTACAGCTATGGATAGAGCTGTTCTCAGCCTGAGAGAATTGCTGGAATCTCAGTTGGAGCAATTATCTGCAGTTACGCGTGAACGCTTTGCGGGTGTTGCGGCGCAGTTTTCTGAACGAGATACTCGTACTGATCAGCGCGCTGGAGATACCAAACTAGCAGTAGATGCAGCATTTGCTGCCGCGAAAGAAGCTACCGCGAAAATTGAGGACGGTTTCCGGCGCCAGATCGATGCTATGACCGTCAATATCGATACTAAGACGGCAAACCTTGCTGGCGGTCTTGGCGATCTTAAGGAAAGACTTACGGTTATTGAGGCTCGCACCCAAGGAATCAGCGCTGCCAACCAAGATAATCGCCATGCAACCGTTGATAATCGAGGACTGATGTTCGGAATCTTCGGTGCCATCATGGCAATGGCGGCTGTTATGATATCTGCAGCGGCATTTCTCCATGGTCACTGAGATGTCGCGCCGTGTTTCGCAATCGATCGATGTCCATTGTGAGGCCGACCAGGACATGCCGAGCGGAGTGACAAACTGCTTTCTAACGGTGCATCCAGGATCATCGTTCAAGGAATATGTTCTTACTGCGCTGCGAAGGAGCACCGTTGATCTAGAGCACGGCGCATACTATCGGGTAACGTTCCAGAAGATCGATCCGCCGAAATAGGTGAAAAGTTGTTTATTAACAATAAATATAGGGTGTGGTACTTTCAGATTATCGAGAGATCAAAAACTCGAAATCTGGAACGGAGAGGAACCGAAGGTCATCATATCATTCCGAAATGCTTCGGTGGCTCCAACGATTCGGATAATATTGCTCGTTTGACATACCGCGAGCACTTTATCTGTCATCAACTTTTGACGCGAATGACCGAAGGTATCCAACGCCGAAAAATGTGGTACGCCCTTTGGACAATGGGTTGGTCCATGAGGGATCGTATCGTCTCTCCGCGTCAATATTCAATAGCTAAAAAGGCGCGATATGAAGGGCAAAAATTATTACTGGCTGATCCAGATTATCTCGCTGGTCTTCGCGCTAGGTCGGCTGGAGTCAATAACCCGCGTTATGGAAAGTCTCTTTCTCCAGAACTGAGATCAAGGATATCAGCCGCATGTAAGATGACACACAATCTTCCAGACGTTTTGGAAAGATGTTCAATCTCTAAAAAACTTGCGTGGGCCAATCCAGAATTGCGAGCAAGGGCCTCATTAGCTGCAAAAAATCGTCCGCCTGTTTCGGCAGAAACGAGAGCCAAATTATCTGAATCTGGTAAGAGAAGGCCTCCTCAATCTATAGAAGATCGCGCTAAAAAATCAGAGGCAGCTAAACGCAGACCTCCGATCTCAGAGGAAACGCGGGCTAAGTTGCGACTTCCGAAATCATATAAATCACGATAGCGCTGGAACCTTTGTCTCTCCACGGAATTGCCATATTCAACGGAGGACTACCCCTATGAGCTGCTTCAGTTTATCCTTCTGGGAAAATGTGTGCGTGCTCATCGTCATAATCATCGCTCTATGGTCGCTGATTCAATTACTACTTCCCTATTTGACCCAATTTCTGCCGGCGCTCGTCATCGCCATTATCCGAATCATCGTTTGGGCTGTGATAGCGATAATCTGTATCTACGTAATTTTCGGATTGCTCTCATGCTTGCTGAGCGCTGGAGGTGGGCTCGGTTTGCACGGCTTTCACTGACAGCCAGACGCAAAACTGCCCGATTGAGGATCAGAACGATTCCGGCGAGTGCCCAAAGCCAGACCGGAATCGGCCATCAAATATAGACCAATTGCCGCCAGTACCGCGCGGTCCACGAAGCATATGTAGGAATTGTTGAGCTATGAAACCGATGAAGTTCATCGAGAACAAGCTACGCGATTACGGTATCTGGATCGTGGTTGGGGTCGTGGTCCTGATTGCCGTTGCGCTCGTTTGGTTCAATCCGGGTGTTCCAGTTGGCTGATTATTCCGCGCAAATCGCCGATCTCCTCGCAGCGGCCGAAATATGCCAGCGGCACACCATCACAACGGCCGTGAACGGAATATATCCGGAGTATCCGCGATGGCCTCAAGCTTGGGCTGCTTGCGAGATCGTATGGCGGAACTACCTCGACGCTCAAACGATGGCTGGCGTTGACGATGAGGCTGAGCGGGAGACGGTTCTCAAAGAGGCACGTAAACTGCGATAATGTGCGATGTTGCTTGTATGTGATGCAAAGGAAAGTCAGCACTTAGAAAAGTAACCAGAAGCACCACACCATATTGTTTTCTCTTGCGGATCGGGATTAGACCAGATCCACCAAAACAATGTGCCGAGTACGATGAAGAAGACAGCAACCCGTATCATGTTTTCGTTTCCTGCTGATGACCGCAACTAGCGGCCGGCGTGTGATGGCCAGCGCTCTTTGCCGTGAAGATGATACTGGACGCAACTGAGCGAAACTCCAAACCTCTTTGCGATCGAGGTCTTGGGCATCGTTCCCTTGAGAGATTTTATCTCCGCTATCTGATCTGGCAGAAGTTCCCGCTTCCCGGCTCGACCTTGAGAGCGGCCATGAAGGGACTTGTCTTGGCAATTCCCTTGGTTGTTCTTCCATTCGAGATGGCGCGGGTTGCAGCATCCGAGGTGTCCGTTGCCGCAATTGTGCGCGGCCTGGGGCCTTTCTGCTGGCGCTTGGCCATGGACCAATTCGCACATGAAGCGGTGCGCCCAATATAGCTTACCGCGATATCCAAGAACTCCGCGGCCGACGCGCTTGTCAGTAGAAAATGGCCACTTCAGGCAATCATCGCCCGCATAGTTGACGTGAGCGAAAACCCACTTCGCCGCTTTGCCATTACCTTTGTTGTGTACGCCGCTCGGCATAGTTTCCCAATCTACCTATTAAGAAACTTTTGGTCCGATGTTGGCGAGCACGCCAAGCGCTTGCGTCGCCTGAAGCCGGTCTGCGGAATTGGCTGCGATGACCTCCAGCGTCTTTCGCATCAGTTCGTGCTCATTTATCAATCGATCGTTGTCCGTATCTTTCGGCTCATTCTCCCACGGGATAAGGGAGGCAAAGACCTCTGACGCGTGGTCTAATTCCCGGATTGCTTCGGCGCTCCGATCCTCAAATGCTACTTTCCGGGCGGCGATAACGAGTCGGCTCAGGCCAATTATTGGGCGTTTGTTCCACAACTCCACAGTATCAGCCGTACCGGCGCAATCATCACATGCGGGTCCCGCGCGATCGGTCGATGCCCAACCTTCTGGGTCAATATTCTGGGAACCGCAAAATGGGCATGGTATAAGTTGCATCTTCATTTCTCCTAACGACGCGCGGCTTCGAGCCTAATACTACTTCCCTTTCAGAAAGACATTCAGCATGGCCACAACCGCAACGGTATCTTTTCCCATCGCCGAATCAACATAGTCTCCATCCGTTTGCTTCATGTTATGGTGCTTTAATAGAAGATTGCGAATTTGTTTTACGCCGCCAGTTGTTATCAGATGCTTATCCGGACCGACCGATATTTCCGGTGCTGGCTTTTGAACTTCGGTAGGCTTTTCGTCATGATCACCGAAGTAATTGTCCAGAATCTTGGCGACTGCGAGAATGGCAAGTAAATCAACGAAGCCGAGCGAATGTTGATCAATAGCGGCAATAATTATGCCACATGCGGTAATCCATATCGCTTTGGATCGGACTTTCATTTTATCCTGTGAGCGGCTTGGGCATAGTCGATGGCTTCACCAAGATCAGGCTGTTCCGTAAATTGCTCCTGTGCCAGTTCTTGCGTTACCTGCCTGCGCTCGGTTGCAGCAACCGTCAATGCCGCAACTCCGGATTCCTTGGCCTCACGATTCGCTGATTGTATCACCTCGACGATCGTTGCGAGCCTGGTATTGATGCTCGCACTATAGGCCGCCAGCATATCATTTCGGCGCTGCAGATAACTGATCTCTTTTTGATAATATTCTCGGTCATCCATAATGGTGTTTTCCAGAGCTTCGTTCTTATGGGCAAGTTCCCGCAACATAGTCTGTGCTTCCATGAGTTGGTCACACGTGTTGACGTAGTTCCCGCGCATTGTCTCATAGTCATTTAAAGCAACTTCGATCGGATTTGGCCCCTGAGGTGGCGGTTCTGGCGGAACTTGGCGTTGCAGGACGCGGAGCCATGATGGCGCGGTTTGGCGTAGGGCTTTCTCAGACATGTGGGTTCCTAACTATATCGTTTTGCGTAATATTCTGCTCTTGAAATCATGGATGCTCCAAGAATCATGCCTGTATCGGCATTAACTTTGAGTCCATGAAGTGGGCAGGTGATTATGCCATTGATCGCTGGAGTTGATCCGAGCGGGAATTGTTGGTGGGGACAGACGAATCCGCGCTTTCCTTTCCAGCAAATGCGGCCCTTAAATCCATCATTCAGTTTTTGCATATTTCCGCCATCTGGACCGACGAATATGTGCTGCTTTCTGAGGCATTTGCGACGGCCGTAGAAGAGTTTTCCGAGCGGCTGCCAATCAACGTGGCGATTAACGGTTTCTGCGCCATGAAGTGGATTGCTATGAACGTCGTATAAAAGAGCTTTCCGAAGTCTCACAAACCGGTAATCCAAGTGGTAGTGCTTCAATTGAAAATTTAGAAACTCCTCGTCATCATGCTTGAGACCGATTACCGGCCAATCGCGAACGATATGGTTCCATTCGCCATGAACAAGCGGAACCAAATAGTGCTGCCCGACGATCGGCGGTTCCTTGAGGCGGTCCACACGTTGCAATTTCATGTCCGGAACTTTCTGCCCTTGGGGAACGATCGGCTCGGAATCCGTTTCTTTGGCTCCTGCGGCCGTTTTCTGTGCGGTTTGGCAGCTTTCTTGGGCTTGCGGGGCCGGGACTGCTTTGGTGCATCGGTGGCTTCGGCTGGCTTACTGGAGCGATACCGAGCATAGTTCCATGCCGCTATCACAAATGGGTCCATCCCGGCCCTATCCCAAAAATCACGTTCATTCATGGCGTGCTGCTCGGCGTGGCATCCGATCACGGCCGGATATCGTCCAAGACGCGGCCCGCACAGAGGTGTGCACCACATATCGCTTGGCTTTTCTCGCATCCCGGTCGGTAATTTCTTCAGTGAAGCGTTTGCCATCCGGATATGAGCGGCCTGAGACATGCCGATTGTTCCGCAAACGCAGCACGGCAGAGTTTTGGTAAAAGCCAAGAATCCAGGATCGAGGATTCTTGGCTGCCGTTGTCGGAGTTCGGTCAATTTACTTACTTCCTAAAGTCTTGCCGACCCAATCGCTGATGCTGGACGGCAACCACCACAATGAGACGCTTGAAGGAACGACGCCATTCCATTTGTTGGCGACAGTACGGGTACCCTCTGCCGTAGCTAGAGCTTGCAGAGTTACGGTATGCGGTGCCAAGGCCTGAGCGACCGCCAAATCTTGCGATGCGATATACCGACGATCAATGCCAGCCTGCACGGCGGGAGCAAATTCGAAAGTATCAGCCCAACCGATGAAATCGAGTGTGATTCCAACCGATGTCATATAGGCTTCTACCTTCTTCTGGATATCGGTCATAATCGCCGATGCCTGCTTGTTGTTGTCATCCAGCGTCCGGGACGTCATTTCGTCACAGACGAGGGATTGAACCCGAGACCTAACTGGACCATCCATCACTTGGGCAAGCGACTTTCTGTAATAGACCGAAGTAAATATTACGTTCGGATCGGCACGATCGCCAGTCGGCGGATTGACGCCAAATCTGAATAGAAATTTGGCGGCATTTTCTTCGAAAACTGACGCGCCGATCGCGATTCCGACCGTGATATCTAGGCCTTCCGATGACTGGCACGGAAACGAGGGATTCTTAACTTCTTCTCGCAATGTTTCCTCAGACTTTTGAGGAAAACTGCCTTCGCGGATGTCTCTGGCAATTTGATCCATTAGAGATTTCTCGCTCATGCCTATAACCTTTCGATCAGATGCTGCACACGCGGACCGCGCACGATCTTGCATTGGAAAGCTTCATCCGGCGCATTGAGTATCTTCTCAGCGCGTTCTTTTTCGAATGCGGCCCATTCACGGGTTTTCTGTATGATCTCGGCACGCGTGAGCCGTCCCCAGTCTTGGTATCCGCCTGCGCCTTTGAGGCTGCAGACCGTCATGATTTCGCTCATGCCACTTTCCGATCACCACGAATTTCCTGTTTCATCTGCTTGAGCACGAGCCATACTAGCCTTTCCTCAAGCACGGTGCGGCGGCGAGCGCGCGGCTTGAGGGTTTTCGATTGGAGTTCGTCGCGCGTGACGGTGATTTGCGCGGAAAGGATCATTTCGGTGGTTCCAGCATCGGCATCCAGTGCGTGAAAGCATCATCAGGCCAAACCGTGCAGAGCGTCTTTTCTAGCCACGGACAATCCTCGCGGACATTCAGTTTATAGCTAACTGAAACGGGGCATTTCCAAACCCTGTGCCAAACTAAGATCGTTGTGCCATCCCTCGGTGCCGCTTCGATCGGTTGCCACTGAGGCAAGACGCCGACCTCAAACTGAACTGATTCGTCGGTCATTTAGATTCCTCAGAATTGGTTGGCCCGCGCCTTCGAAGGCGGCTCCGTTAGCGCGGGCGTGCCGGGCCTATTTGGAACATCACCGGCGTTTACCGGCTCAATGGCCCGGAATCGGGGCTTTCGTCTTGAAAGTTTTTCTTCTTTCCGTTATAGCAGTCGAGGTCGTCATTCCCGGCAAGGAACGACGACCTCTGATTGTCGGGGCGGAATGTCGCCCTCTCGCTGGAGAAATCCCTATTATTTTGGGATGACATTAATGGCCGGAATTTTGTTGTAGTTCATCGGGCGAAACCTTAATCATGTTGCTTACGATCTGGAGAATAGCATCCTTGGATTCCTGAAAGTCTTTCTTGTTCATTTTCCTGCGTGATTGGCTCTTTGCGGTACGGCGAACCACGAGAGGACCACGAACGATCACGAGGGCAAAATCACCCAAACCTTGAAATGCTGCCGCGACGCGCAGTGCGGCAGCATTTGATCCAGCGTCGATAATAGTTTCATTAAAATAACCAGCGTCAATGAGGGCTCGTTTTCTAAGATGCTCTGGCGTCGGGTAGATGTCGGCTAAGTCCTCTGAAAGATGCTTCCATGCCTCACGCAAAAAAGCGAACTCATGACGGTGACTGGCTTCCGATCGTTCTTCTATCGGCGCAAGAAAATATTCCTCTCCGACTGTGTAGATTTTGTCGGCATACTTTGGGCGTAGAGGGCGCATAACATCCCCCTCCCAAACAAAGGCCAGAGGTGGCTCACCACTCATTTAGATGTCCTCAGTACTCCTGCGATCTTGTCCAATTCCTGGCGTACCTGCAGCGCATCATCTTTGTGTTTGGCCCAATAGCGTTGCAGTCCCTCTCGGTTGCGAACCATCATGCTTTCCAACTCTTCCGGTTTGGTGCATTTGTGTGCCGCGATCAGGATATCATCCCCGTAACGACCGGCCGAAATAAACTTGAGCGTGCCTTCTGCATCGACGAAGGGATATTCGTCATCAAGCATGGAAATCGTTTTCTTGCGGCGTTCCTCGCGCTCCTGTTCGACCATCTCGGAGGCGGTCAAATCCTGGGCGATGGCGCGGTCCATTTCTTCCGGTGCATAGACACCTGAGAATGTTTCGGGCCAGCCGCCGCGAAGCGCCTGCATCCTAGCGCATTTGTCGATTTGATTGCGGCCCATCTTGGCCCATAGGCCACTCGAATCTACCGCGAGCCCAGCATCTGCGCCCTCACGCAGAACCTTCTTTTTCTTCGGCTTCCCGCTGTCTTTCCACGTCTCGCCGGTATCGATCCAGTCGAACGCATCTGGATTGGTTTTTAGAGGAACAAATTCATCCCAATAGGCAGTTCCGTTGACGGGATGCCATATTGCCGAGCTGTCTTGCTTCCATAGCGTTACCGTCGATTTTATGATGCCAAGCGGATTTGTCGGACCCTTCAAAGTCGGATCGTATTCCTTGACTGGTTCGGTTTCCTCAGGGCGATAATCGCGGCAGCGTGCCGCAAGCACTCGGCAACCATCCTGCGTCGTGATGATCGTCATCTGCCGCTTGGCTTCATCGTTCTTCGAAAAGACGATCGCAATCACCTGTTTCGAGAATGGATCAAGTTGCTTGACCCGCGCATACTCCAAAAAAAGATTGAATTCGTCATCGTTCGTATCCTTGGCGACGGTACGCTTGATCGTATCAAGCTGGCGACCGGTCCATGGCATTGCCGATTGAGCGATGGAAACTAGATTATTCATGTCAGGCTCTCCGAATCGTTAGTGAAACGCCACCGGTTTCCAAGTGGCACCCTGGTATCGCTGGCATTTCCCGATCTAGTGCCGCCATAGCCTCGCGGCGAGCGTCGATGTTTTTGATCTTATTGATGGCATCGATCTTTTTCTGCCGCTCGCGTAGGACTTTTACGAGGCCAGCCTTATCCAGGCTAGGGTCCTCGCGGCGCCAAAACTGAGTTGGAATCTCGCTTTCGTTATCGACCTCAACCCGTGGCGTTGCTTTGCCAAGTGAGACTGTACCGATATCGTACTCCTTGGAAGGCCATTCGGCGATGGTCATAGCCTGCTCAATTAGGCCACGTGTTGCCTCGATTCGCTTCTCCAATCGTGAGCGCCGGCTTTTCAATTCGGCCTCGCGTGCTCTGCAGCCAGCGATCATGATTTCGTCATCCTCGATCGCAAGGAGCGCCTTACGGATTTCGACATCAAGCGTCGTCTCGCCCTCAAAGGTATCGGCGAAAGCTTCATGATCGATCTCGCCATCGGCGCCGGTGAGCAACCGAGCCAATTCAAGGCGCAAACTCTTTGCTGCCTCAATAGACCGATGCAGGGTATTCGGTTCAGTCATAAATTCACCTTCAAAATGGAATGGTATCGTCGTCAGCAACGGGAGCACGAACGATCGGAGTGTGCTCAATATGTATCTTGTCCGATCTGTCCATGACGTGCAGGCGTTCGACCACCGCAAATAACTTCTCGAATAGGAGATTTTGCATATCTCGGCAACAATCAGCTAAGCCTTCGTTCTTGTGCAACCATTCCTCGTATAGGGTACTGGCAATGAACCGATGGCCCATATCCAAGGAACGGTGGGCAAGCAAAATGCGCTGATCCCGGACAGTGCCAAACACGCCCTCTCCAAGGCCATCAACGATCGTGAAATCCTGCCGTGACAGTTTGACTCCTAGCCTCGCGATTAGAGCAATGGCTCGGTCAATCATCTCATTTTCGAACTCATCCGGTTCGATTTCATTGTACGCCATCTTGATATCAGCGTACTTTTCCCAAAGCTTGATTGCGGCCTGGTTGCAATGGATATTGGCCCGCAGACGGAAAGCAACCGACATGAAAGCCTCTGACGGCTTCTCGTAAACGCCTGCGAAGTCGAATCCGTTTTCGAACGTACCTTTTGGCGCCATCAAAACGGCCTGGATCAAGCTTTCATCGTCGCAGCCCGCTACGGCAATCTCCGCATTGTGCTCAAGCACAAATGGATATTTGACGGTGCGGTCTTCCGTCAGTTCCATTTTTGCCGTCACATTATAGGTAAACAGCGAATGGTTTCCGTGCTTATGGGCACGAACGCCGCGATAGAAAGCCTTGTCACCACTTCCAGCATGGATTTCGCAACCCGTACTAGCCGAGATCGGCTTCGTTGCGAGGAAGGTATCATGCCGATTGCGATGGCATTGTTCGATGCCTTCACCGTCAACAGCAAAGACGGTGCCATACTCGACTTCTGGCGCGAAATCGTTGATGCTGCCTTCCTCATCAATGCAGTTGCAGTATAGTTCTCGATAGGCCTGCCAGACTTCCCAGTTACGTCCCAACTTCGTCGTGAAGCCTAATCGTTCGGCACCCATGCAGATGCGGTCGAACGATTCTCCGCGAATGTTCTCGGTCGCAACGGAAAATGGTATCGTCTCGCCATTACGGATCAGCGTGACCTTGTGTCCGGTCCGCAGAAGCGTGGCGATTGAGAATTTCAGGCCAGTGCCAAAGAACCCGATAGGACTAGCACCGACCTTCACCGAAACGCCCATGAGGGCAATCGCGTTGAGATCAATCGGCTCGGCGTTGCAAAAATAGATGGTCATGCCTTCACCTTTTGCTTGCTAGCTTCCATCATCTCGACTTTCTCCGCATCCGTCTCAAAGAAAGTCGGGCGCCGATCGTCCTCATTCTTCCAAACCGCGAGTGCGTGCTTCATACGCTTGCAGTTTGGACCAGCGATCTCGCGCGCAAAGGCATCACGAATGTGCTGTTCGGCGTATTCTCGGCTATAATCAACGCCGATAAACATGCCATGTGTCGGATTGGCGTAGTTATGGACAATCTCGCCTGCAGCCAAAAGGCTGATAGCTTCCTCTGGAGTGAGAATGATTGGCGCATCGTCGGTCATATCGGCAACTCGACCCAAAGCGTGACGAAGATAGCGAGCCATACGGATATGGCGAGAAGGTTCGCGGCGGTTCTCATTTCTGCTCCGATATCGGTTTGACGGCGAGAACAACGATTTGAAGCTGATCCAGCACCTCATCGGTCACCAAATCGGAGAACCTCTGCACGCTCAATTGCTGGCAAAGTTTCTTGAATTTATGATAGCGATTATAGGTTCCAATAGCAGCGGCGATTTCAGCATCGTTTGTATCATCCCATATACGCAGAGTTCTGCTGGCACCCCAGCCACGATCTCCAGTTTGAGTCGCGGTCCAATAGTCTTGACCCTTCCAGCCTTTGAAGGGACTCCATTGCTGTTTCGGCTCGCTCTTTAGCGTAAAACGTCCGCTCTTATGAACTTTAAGAACAAAGTCCTCGCGGTATCCCATTGCAGAATGACGATCACCGATATGGATCGCGACGCGTGCGCCTTCTTTGAAGGGAGAAATATCGCTCATGGCTAATTCCACCCTATCAGGTCAATTCCAGTTGCGAGACTGACGGTTAGAGCAAATGCCGCGATCATGGCACCAGCGCCCGCTGTTGCGAACCACTGCACGCGCTCAAGGATTTGGATCGTGCGGACGGTCATTGGCCGCGCTCCAAAACGCCGACAATCGTATGGCGTCCCCAAATAGATGATCTCCGGAGGCTGTCATACTTATCGAGTACAACGACCATCTTGCCAGGAGGCGTTCCGATGCCAGCCGAAACGCGAACGACAACTTCGCGGGTACCGGATAAAATATCGCCAGGCTGAAGGGCATAAACTGGGATTCTCTTAATCTGTGTGGTTGATGTCATGGCATCTCTCCTGCTGCCCGTCCCTATTAATCGATCTCCACAGGCCAGTCAAGGGAAATTCCCGCAGCCTCTTGCGATTTTTTACGCGACGTGGCATAAAGTTGATATGCAACCATCCAAAATCGAACGTCGAACGCAATGGAACCTGATCCAGATAGCAGAGGCGTGGTGTACAGTCACAGGCGGTAATCTATCGTCGGCAGGGCGCCAGGCGGTGGGTGATTCACGCTTTTTCACCAAATTGATAGAACGGTATGCGGCTGGAGAACGTGAGCCCGGAGACCGCGAGGGTTCTATTACGACACGGGTTTACGATGAAACTATTTCATGGTTCTGTGATCGCAAGAACTGGCCGGATGGCAAAGTAAGACTTCCGGATATTGACGATCCATTCAGCAAACCGAAAGGAAAGAAAAATGGCAGGTCGGCCAAAAGGCTCGAAGAACAAGAATCCACGCAAATCCAAGCAGGAAGCGGCCTCGCCAGCGACCTCCTCGCAAAGCTTCGGGGCGGCTGAGTTTAAGAAGCCCATTCCGTCTGAGATTGTATCTCTTACTGCTGCACTGGATGAGTTAGACGGCGACAAGAAAGCCCTCACGGACAGCGGCAAGGATTGGATTGATTCGCTTTCAGAAACAAAGGGACTCGACAAAAAAGCCTTTGGTTGGGTTCGGACAATCTGGAAATACGTGCAGAAGGAACCCGAGAAATCCGCGATATCCATTCCTCATTTCCTGTCCTACATGGCGGATTTGAAAATCGCGGAGACGGCCGATGCGAATCGGGGCATGGAGATCAACGGCGAGCCAAATGAGCCCGATATCTCGCAGGAAACCACTGGCGCCGAGACAGCATGGCCAGACGATCAGCAAATCAGATCGAGGCTGTCGATTGTTCCGGGCAGCGACGCGGCGTGACCGTCATCTGCCTTCCTATGTGCCCATCTACGAACGGGCTATTCGCCGGCAACGGCAAGCGCCGCTACAAGACCAAGGAATACGCCGCTTGGATTGAGGAAGCCGGATATGCGCTCAATCGGCAGAGACCGGAACCGATTCGCGGAAAGGTCCGTCTTTTGATTGAGATTGCTGAGCCAAAAGACGCAAAATATCGTGATTGCAGTAACTTAATTAAGGCCCCAGAGGATTTATTAGTTCGGCATGGCATCATCGAAGGCGACGACCAACGATACGTCCGATCGGTTACCGCCGAATGGTCCCGGCATATCGAAGGCGTGCGAATCACCATCAGTCCGGTCGTCTGATCTCCTAGCCCAGCTTCGCAGCAAAATACGGCCAATGAATATCCCGAAATTGGAAAGCGGCAAATGAGCCAATTAGCGTCAGGATCGGGCGATAAGCGGCATGCGCTGAAAGTGCGGAAGGATGATCTTTATCAAACCCCGCCAGAAGCGGTTACGGCGCTCCTGCGCGCGGAGAATCTACCCGAGGTGGTTTGGGAGCCGGCCTGCGGTCCGGGCTCAATCGTGCGCGTCCTGAGAGAGTCCGGGCGACAAGTCTACGCGACCGATCTTGTGGACTACGATTCGCCCGATCAGGATTGCGCCGGGTGGGACTTTTTAATGGAAAAGCAGGTTCCAATCGGGGTTGAGGCGATTATTACGAATCCTCCTTTTAAAAATGCTGCTGATTTTGTCCGGAAAGGGCTTGAGCTTTGTCCATTGGTAATCATGCTCATGCGGCTTGCTTTCCTAGAAGGTGTAGGCCGCTCTGACATTCTCGATGGAGGCTCGCTCGCCAGAGTTCATGTCTTTAAAAACCGCCTCCCTTTAATGCATAGAGAGGGATGGACAGGAAACGTATCGACCAACACCATAGCTTTTGCATGGTTTGTTTTTAATAGGTCTCATACTGGACCCACAGAGATACATCGAATCGCTTGGCGTCGTGAGGTTGACTCCTGTTCTGATTCAGACCTATAAAACGAAACAACCCGCCGGGGCTTGGGCGGGTTGCACGTAGCTTAAGTCCGATGGTTGCTGCCAGGCGATTTCGGACAGGAATTGATTTAGGGCGTTATCCGTCCCCCGTCAACCCTGTATCCCAACCCCGCCCAAGTGCCATCGGTTCCTATAGGGGAATCGAATGAGCCGCTGGTTTCGAATTTATGACGATTTGGTCCACGACAGGAAGGTGCAAGACCTTCCTGGGCCAACGTTCAAAGGTTGGATAAACATTCTCTGTCTTGCCTCGAAGCACGAGGGCGTTCTTCCTCCGCTCAGAGATATCGCCTTTGCCCTTCGGCTTCCTGAAGAAAAAGCTTCCAAACTAATCGACGCTCTCACCGACGCATGTCTGCTAGATAGATTGCAGGATGGCAATCTAGCGCCGCACAATTGGGATTCCCGTCAGCATAAAAGCGATAGCTCAACCGAGCGCGTAAAAGCATTCCGGGAACGGCAGAAGAATGTTTCATTGAAACTAATTGAAACATCATGAAACAGTTTCGTAACCGTTTACGTAGCGGTTTCCCTCTGAGTCTGTTTCTGAGTCTGAGTCTGTATCTGCTTCTGTATAGAGGCTATCCAGTAAAGATTCTTAGTAAGGGTACGTATGTGACCGACCGACGAAAGTACTATTATACCACAAGGAAATCAGACGATGAAACTGACGCTGGATGAGATCGAGGCAGGCAAATCCGAACGAGGGGGGTGGACTAGGACGACATTAGCGGGCTGGGGAGTGCCATGGCCGCCTCCGAAGGGGTGGAAGGACCAACTACTAGCTGGAACCGCACCAGCGCCCTCGCCAGCCTCACTGGAGGCCCATCTATTGCGCGAGGTAGTCATGGCGGTGATCAATGCGGGGCAAAATGACATCCTGAAGGGCTTGGAGGGCATGAATGCTTACTACGGAAGTTCCCTTCCGACCGTGGCGGATATCGTCGGCGGCCGACCCAAGACGGCGATCATTGAAGGCGGCATCACGTGGGAGGACAAAGTTTATCGATTTTCGGTCGCACGGACGATCGGGGGAGACGGCCGATGATCTCGGAACTTCGTCCGTACCAACTGCAGGCCCTAGCTGACATTCGGGATTCGGTCAGGTCTGGGGTGAAAAGGCTGGTGGTCCAAGCGGCCACAGGCGCCGGAAAAACTAAGTTAGCCGCAGCGATCGTGGAAGGAGCACGCGAAAAACGTAATCGGGTAGCGTTCGTGTGCCCAGCAATTAGCCTGATCGACCAAACAGTCGAAAGTTTTTACGCAGAAGGCATTCACGATATCGGTGTGGTGCAGAGCAACCACGAAATGACTGATTCTGCTCAGCCGGTCCAGGTCTGTTCCATCCAGACAGTGCAGAGACGTGGATTTCCCCATTCTAATGTCGTGATATTCGATGAGATTCATCGGCTTCATGATGCGCATAAGACGTGGATCAAACATCCCGATTGGCAAGCTATACCGATGATAGGACTGTCGGCAACGCCGTGGACGAAAGGGCTTGGTAAATACTTTGATAGCCTCTTGATTGCTGCAACGACACAGGAATTGATTGAACAAGGATATCTTTCGCCATTCAGAGTTTTTAGCACGGGTCACCCTGATCTTTCTGGGGTTAAGATAGTTGCGGGTGACTATCAAGAAAATCAGCTTAGCGCTGCGATGCAAGGTGGCGAGTTAACAGCGGATATTATCCGGACGTGGCAGGAAAAATGGGGGAAAGACAAAACGCTGTGCTTTGGCGTCGATAAAGCCCACGCGAAATCGATCCAAGAACGATTCGAACATGCGGGTATCACTTGTGGCTATCAGGATGCTGAGACCACGGCTGATGAACGTCGTGAGATCAAACGCAAGTTCCACAACGGAGAATATCGGGTAGTTTCTAATATCCAGACGCTAACAACTGGCGTGGATTGGGACTGTCGGTGCTTGATCTTGGCGCGGCCGACCCGATCGGAAATGCTTTTCGTTCAAATTATTGGGAGAGCATTGAGGACAGCGCCAGGAAAATTGGAAGCGTTGATTCTCGATCATTCCGACACCACGGCAAAGCTTGGTTTTGTTACTGACATTCATCACGAGCATCTTGATTCCGGGAAGGCAAATACGAAAGCTGCACCGCAGGAACGCAAAGAGCCTTTGCCAAAGGAATGTGAATCCTGCACCTATCTCATGCCGCCGAGGGTACCGATCTGTCCTAATTGCGGGCATCAGAGAAAGCCGGTCTGTTCGATTATGGAGCAAGACGGTGAATTGGTTGAGATCGTGCCAGGCCAACTTGGCAAGATCGGTAAAAAGAAGGATTGGACGTATAAAGAAAAGCACATCTTTTTGGCTGAGTTGAAGGGATATGCTCGTCAGCACGGGTATAAACCTGGGTGGGCCGGAATGAAATTCCGCGAAAAGTTTGGCGAATTTCCACCCCGTTATATGGATAAGATCGAACCTGCCACTGAGCTTTCACCCGGTGTTGCCCTGTGGATTAGAAGCCGAAATATTGCTTTTCATAAAGCCAGAGCAAAACAGAATGCCACGGTTGAACATTCGGTAAATACCGATGAGCAATGACGACGACCACAAGGATTTTGTGCTCTCGGCTCTCCGATCGGCAAGCCTGCGGGCAAGAATGTACGAGATCGAAATACAGAGCATCGGCATAGCGCTGAAAGGTGATATGGTTTCGGTAATTGAGGCTCTGAAATGGATAAAGGATATCGGAGCGTGGGAATTGATTGGTAAAATACCGGATGAAATCGTGGAGACGGCCGAAAAAAATGCCGGTGGATAGCGCGGAACCATATTTTTGTCGGCTAATAAGGCTGATACACACGGAGGAACTGATTCCCTGGGATAACGGCTATGTGCGACAGCGATCTATTCGACGCGACGATTCATTCTGGCATTGCGATGGGAACATGCGTCATGCTGGAAAATAACGATCTGGTTTATGCTGGACCGCTATGCGATGCGAGGCGCCCTGATCCGGCTGGCAAAATGACGCTGTTGCACCCAGACGATTTTGCGCAATTGAAGCAGCATGTGGATTCGCGGAGGCATTAGCCGTGGCGCTGATTCTATCGCAATTGGATAAACTATCGCTTATGCGAAAAACTGGATGCATGCATGTCTGCGAGGAATGTGGCCAACGCTTTCGTCGGATGTCCGATCCGAGGTATACCACCCCGATTTGTGGTGGGTGTTTCCCGCCGCCGAGCATTGCATTTCGGTGCGCGATCCCCTATTCTACGCAAACGTCCTCCAAGGGCGATTGATCCTCCCTGGTCAACAGGGGTGCCCGATGCCCTGCTGCAACTCGGTTTCCGGGCACCCCTCATCATCCTGAAAATAATTCAAAATAGGGCTTGCGGGTTTTCCCGCTTCGTGTCATGATCTCTTTGCAGCAGGAGATACCGATCATGCCCCTAACCAAATCGCAACTTTTCTCGCACGTCCATTCGATTTGCCGTACCAAGAACGTCGCCTATTTCGGCGGCTATCAGAAGGCGTTCGGCCACTACCTGCGCATTTGCGCATCTGAGAAGCTGGGCTATGGTTTCCAGGTCGTCGAACCGGCGCGGGTGTGGGCATGAAGACAGCATCAATTGAGTTTGAAAAGGCGCTTTCATTTCGTCCGCAAATCGCCCGGGAACGATATGGAAAAGAACCATGTATTCGTGATTTGATTTTCCAATACTATCGGAATCAATTCAGGGCAGAAACTGCGGACGAATTGACCAAGGCATATACTGATCAGATATTTCAGATGCTTGGAATTGAGTCATGACCGATCTCCGCACAGCGCTACAATCTCGCCTAGACCGCTACCGAGCGCAATACCGAGACGGGGCGATCTCGGCGGCAGAGTTTCGGCGGCGGCTGGTGATGCTGCCTTATGTGAAACTGGATGAGGAGATCGCTGAGTGAGCGATAAGATCAAGGCCATGGAGATGCGCCATGCGATTGACCAAATCGAATTGGCGGTGATGGGACTTGGTGAATTTGTCGCACTTCCCAAGATTTTCGATGGCGCGTCGGATGATCTTATCGTGATGCCAAAACTCAAACTGGCTGAGGTGCGGCGTGTCTGCAGAGCGTTGACGGAATGTACCAGAATTATAAATTCTCCGGAGTTTGATAAATTTATCGCCATCCAAAAGGTCTAGCCATGACGCGCGCTGCAATTCTCGCTCTCGCCCTGATCTCGATCGCCGCACCAGCAATGGCCGATCACACGACACAGCGGCCAATTCAAGAATGCGTGGTGATTCACCAAGTCGGCATGGTTCGAAACGCCACACCGGCCGAGGTGGCTAGTGGAATCAAGGTTCCATGCTATCTCAATGATGATGACGCGGTGCGATATTATTTCCGTAAGCTACAAGAGCGAGAGGAAGAGTTTTGTCAGCGCTGTTGCTGCGCTGTTGGATGGGAGGAACGATAATGCTGACATTAGCTCTGATCGGAGCCGCTACGGTCGCCGTCATTGTGATCCGTGAGGCGCGCTATCAGTGGAAAACACGCAACTGGAAGCCTACGCCCTGGCTTTGTTTGCCGCGATGACCAGCACCTTCTTCCTCATCGCCGCTCTCGGCGCGTTGATTATGCCGGCTGAAGCGCACGATTGGTATCCGCTTGAATGCTGTGGCGGCCATGAATGCCATCCTATCCCTTGTGAGGAAATCAAATCGGATGGCCCCGATATTGTCTGGAAGGGTTTCAGAACCAGGAGAGAATTTGCGTGGCATTCGCAGGACGATAAATGCCATATCTGTCTCATTGATGAGAGCGACACTCGCACTCTTCCGCGATGTTGGTTTATGCCTCGCGATAAAACCCCGGACCCCACATCATGATCAGAACAATCCTTCTTTTTATCGCTCTCGGCGCGTTCCTGGTCGGCACCGTGATCCCGCTCGGCAGGATATTCTACATGTACAACATCGAGTAGCATCCGCAGATGTGCGGAGTGCCAGGCGATTATCGGCCGTGCGAGGTGATGCCGTGAAAATGTCCGAACTGATAGCAGCTGTCGGCGATGAGAACGTGCGGTTTCAAAACTTGGACCAGGATGCGCACACCGTGGACAAGACCAAGCATGGTACGAAAATATCGTTCTACACCGACGCCATCCAGGCCGAAGAACTGCTCGGTGGTGGCAAGACGGAGAAGATCGGATTGGTGTTGTGGCTGCCACGAGATCGTGTTGATGCGGCAATCGCAGCGGCAAAGGCCGGAACAACTGCTTATCGAAAGGACGAGTGATCCCGTGGATAGATTATCTAGCGCGCATCGCGATTTGCTCAATCCGTACGGCGAGATTTTCGGGCAAATGAACGAGAAGGTTTTTGATCTGCCCGACGCTGATTTGAAGGCGCTCGGCGAGGCTGTCGATGCTGTCGATAGCGGGAACTGTTGGTGCATGATCTATGACGCCGCGAAATGGCTCCGCGTTCAGATCGACGAAGAACTCGCCCGCCGGATCGATAGGGATACAGCGTTAAAGGCCTCACAGGGAAAAGTCAGATGACTAAGTTTAGCATTGGCGATTGTCGCTATGAAATCCGAGAGGACTTGAACGGCGCCTTCCACGTTCTTGATCTCGTAAACCATAGACGGCTAGCCACCTTCAATCAGTTCAAGGATGCCATGACGTTCGCGAAACAAGCAGCGTTAAAGACCGCACAGGGAAAATCCGATGAGTGATCTCGCTCAAGCCTTCTTCGCGCTCATCGGCCTCGTGATTGCGGTCGGTTGTTGCGGCGGCTCATTCGCGTTCGGTGCCTGCCTGGTCTGCCGATGGATGGAGTGGTCACCGGTCAATACCACGATCAACGTCTTCACCGAGACCGCACAGGGAGAACAGAAGTGACTCCGGTTCAACGAAGAATGGTGCGCCATGCCCTTGGCCTCGGAGAGGATCGCAAGCGATCTTATCGCAATCGGTACGTCGCGGCCCTGGGCGGCCCTCAGGAAGATGAATGGAATGCGCTTTGCCGGGATGGGCTTGCGATGCGCGGTAGGGACCGCGCCGCCTCCGTCGGATTTTGTCTGACTGAGGCCGGCGCTCTTGAGGCGCTTGACCCCGGAGAAATCCTTGATTTCGAGGATTTTCCAGCTTTGTACACCACTTAAGGAATATCTCATGAGCACCAAACTTGATGCAAAGTTCTCCGGCGTGATATTCAAAATCAAAAATGGTGCAATCGTTCCGGACGACGAATACATGGTGTTCCTCGCCAAGGACGCGGCTTTCTGGAACACGATCAACTTTTACTATGAGGAATGCAAGCGGCTTGGCTCCGATGAGGAACAGCTCGCGGCGGTTAGCCGCGCGATCGAGCGGGTTCGCACATGGCGAGATGTGAATCACAATCGCATCAAGGTACCTGACGCCAAAGGCGAGCGATTGGTCGGATGATTGCTCTAACGAGTTGTTAAAGCACATGACCAACGACGTTTTGATGACCGTTGATCGCGCGACGAGGCGCTCTCTTCTAAGGTCGGAAGAGTGCAACCGCGCGGCCGGCAAGTGGGGACCGTGGGAGATGTTGACGTTCCCTAAGGGAACGATCGGAACAGGCTGGACCTATGGCTTTGCAACCGCGCACAAGAATATGGTTTTCTCAGTTCTAGATCGCACGCTTGAGAATGGCATTCGACATTTGGCTGTTTCGAGCTTGTCTGGAATCCGTCCGACCTGGCGCGAAATGCAGCGGATCAAGGACGAGCTTGCTGGCTGCGATAAGACTGCGGTCGAGGTTTATCCACCCGCTACACAGATCGTCGATGAGGCCGACATGTTTCATATTTGGGTGCTCACCGAATCTCTGCCATTCGGCTTGCACAAATCAGCTTTAACCATCGGATAACGAAAATGACCCTTACGTGCCACGCCTGCGGTGAAGACTATTACGATCCTCTTCCGATCGAGACCACGGAACAGCAGGCGCGAAACGCGCTGCGAGCCGTCCTCCACTGGTATGCTGAGTGCCCTATTCGAGAAATCCAAATGGCTAACGCCGCCTGTGGTATCCGATTCCCTATCGATAAAATCGAAGCAGCGTTAACCTCGGGCAAAAGCAACTCATGAGCCCTAAGTGGAAATGTGACGAATGCGGGTGGTGCGGAAGCGATGAGCAATTGCTTCGCGAACAAAATCCGTTCGCTGACGACATTGATACGATGGTGGGTTGTCCCGAGTGTCGCGAACCCAACAGCATGAGCAGAGCATGCGATCACGAAAGCTGTTGGCAGATTGCTGGCAATGGCACCTCGACGCCAGAGGGGTACAAGTGGACCTGTTTTAAGCATAGGCCAGATGCTGCGAAATGACCGACACTCTCGACCATGACACCCGCGAAACGCGATGACCAGCACCTTCTTCCTCATCGCCGCTCTCGGCGCGTTCGTCAGTCTCAGCGCGCTGTTTTGGTGGGCCGGATCACCGCCTAATCCCAAGGATAAGGCGTCTTGGTGTGGCGCGTCCGGATATTTTTCGAAATGTTGAAGGATCAAGCCATGTGCCGAACCTTTATCATCGTTGCCGCTCTATGCGCATTTGCTTATGTCAAGATCGTTCCGTTCGCCGAGCTATACTATGTGTACAATATCCAGCCACATCCATGGTCCGACTTCTGCGGCTGGACGCCTGGTGGAGAGACCAAACCGTGCAAGGATATGCCATGAATATCCTCGATCTTTTCTTTGCGTTACGGCCAGAAAATCGCCCAGCTGTGCTTGATTCAGAGTATATTCCGAGGGGCGAGAAATTGCGGATTTCTGTGGCGAAACCTACAATAATTGAGCCAGAAAGACTCCCAGTGAGTTGGAATATCGGAGACCCGTTTTAACTGGAGGAATATGGAATGTTTTATTGCGATAAATGCGCAAAGAAATATGATTGGCCCGAAGGATTTAGCCGGTCAAGGGGGCCGTGTGAGATGTGCGGTCGTCATGCCACATGCTACAATGTTCCGTCAAGCGCTTTGCCTGATCGGAAAGAAAAAATTAGATCGAAAGAACAATAAGTTATGCATTGGCGCAAGACAGAACGGCTAATGCCCGCTGCATGGCAGCCTTGGCTGATCGTGATTGCGCTATGGGTGCTAGCGGCGTGGTGGTTCTGGTGAGCAACTTGCACGATCGACGGAACTCGCCGCAGCGCCGAATCAGGGGCGGCATTCATCCAGGATGGGCTTGCTTCCTGCTCGCATGGGGAAGCGGGATGTTTACGTTTGCTGGCGGATTGGCGACCATTCAGTATGGTCTTGGCCGAGCGACCGAGGGAGCTGCAATTATTTCCTTTGTGCTTGCTGCATTCTTATTTATTCTCGGCGGTAATAAAGCTGAAGGCCTGACCGACCGCGAGGGGAAATGATAACGATACTAGCTTTGGTCTGTAAGCTCAGCGTGGCTGATGAGCCAGAAGTGTGCTACGAAAGGGTTGTAGCGCGGCAAGATTCGATGGTGACTGTAATGGTCGCGTGCGAGCTACCTCAGGCTGCGATAGCCAAATGGAAATCTGAATCAATTTATTCCGGTCCGGAGTGGTATATTTCTCGCATAACATGCCGATCGGGCGATTATCAGCCAAAGGACACGATTTAGCTCATGTGCCGCCCCTGCATTCATTTTGTCGGTTTCCGTGGCAACGAATATTGGTCCGCCGTCAAGGTATGGGGCAAGCCTGATTTCTTTCATCGCGGCTGGGACCATCGAGCGCAACGTGAGATTTATCATAGTGATACCGTGGTTTTTGCCAAGGGCGAATGGACGCAAGAACCGAGTAAATATAATTTCGACGACAGTTCCGTAATGTGAGGATAAATTAATGCCTGCTCAGATAATTGCATTTCCGAAATCAGAAGGAAACGGAGCCCGCGAGGCGCTGATTGAGATATTGGCCGCCTCGGAGCAGCGCAATCCGGAGGGCAGAGCCGATAGCTTGTTGACGTTGCTATGGTTTCACGGGTTTAAGGTGGTTCCATTGGACGGAACGGAAGAGTAAACTTAACAAAGGAAATATCGGAATGAATGGATCAAATCAGTTATTTGGTGCCGTAAAATCCAACTCAAGGATTGAGAACGATGTTGAGTTGGTCAAAACCATGACGAATCAAGTCGAATCGACTACTGATCGAATTATTCGTCATGCCCGTTCTCTTGGTTATTTCGAGCCCCCATCTGATACGAAGGCATCCGCTCCAACGCCAGTTATTACGACATTAGCTGATGCTTTACTGGCTCTTAGCCGAGCGATTGACCATTGCTCGGGATCGCTCAACGTTTTCGATTGAGCTTCGGATATCCCCTACCGGCGGATATTCTGAGGGCATCCGGGGCCGGGATGGACCCCAGAATCTTGAAGGTCCCGGATGCAACCTTTCGAGGAACCCAGATGAAGCTTGGCAAAAAGAACAAAATCTATCTCCGTGAGGCTAGGCGCCGCACCAAAGACGATGCTTCCGACATGGGCAAATTCGATATGCGACCCCGCGATCCCTACGAAATTCTCGGCTTGATCAGACCCAAGCGGGTGATGCCCGCAATAGGAGAAGGTCATGCGCAATCGAGCATTTCGCCGAGCCAAAGCCGACAGCAAGATGTGGCGGCGGCTAAAAGAGGATAGAAATCAGCACTATAACGACCTGTCTTGCCCATGCTGGACCGACAAGAAGGCGATGGCGCGGTTTAAGGAGCAGCCCAAGCGCGATATGCGCTGTATTTGCTGCGTAAATCAGCGTGCTCTATACGGTCCGACGATCGCCGAACTTCGTCAGTTCCAATGCGAGTTTGACGAATGACAGGATTATTCATATCGTCCGGATAGAAAACGATAGATAGGAAATGTTCCATAATGCCGCGCCCGGCTGGATTGCCAAAGACCGGTGGTCGCCGTAAAGGCTCGGCAAATCGGCCAAAACCCGTGATTCTATCGCCAGATGAGGCAGCCCAAAGCCGTGCGATGACGATCGTGACGCCAGCAGAAGTGCGGACTCCGAAGGCGGTTATGCTCGATGCGATGATGTTCTTTGATCGAATGGCGCGTCAGAGTGCTGAGCAGCTTGATTACGGAGCGGCGACCAAGTACATGGTGTCTGCGGTGCAAGTGGCTGAAAAGGTTGCACCTTTCATCCATGCGCGGCTATTAGCGGTCGAATCACGCACCGAAGACAAAGCCGCACCGTTTGTCGTGCGTGCGCCTGCGGTGATGGCGGACAGCTCGGCCTGGCAGGCTGCGGTAGGGGCGGCAGTGATTGACATGGAGGCAGCGCAATCGCCCAGCGCGGGCCGCACAGAGGTTTCGGCACATCCGGCGCAGCAACATGCCCCTGAGCCTCAAAACGCACCAGCGGCCACGGCTGTTGCCCTGATGAACGACCCGAAGACGAACCGGATTACGGTCATGCCGCCTGGGCCGAGGGTGGTGCAGCCGTCTGGCACGGAGCAGTGGCTCGCTAGCATTCAGAAAAAGGTTGGCTGATGGACAAGCAGCAACGAGCGATTCGTTCATGGCATGAAGGTCTGTGCGTTTGCCATAAGTGCTTGAAAGAACGCGATGAAGTCCGCGCTTTCATGATAGTATGTCCCGAATGTGGTAACAAGCGCTGTCCGAAGGCATCAGATCACGATTTGTCCTGCACTGGCAGCAACAAACCTGGGCAGTATGGGAGCGTCTACGCCTAAGGATGATTGCTGGACTGAAAATAATTGTGCCAAGGCTCTTGTAATCCGGTCAAAATCCTGCCAATAAGCGGACACCGTAATTATGCAGCAGGAGATACTCCAATGATTGAGATTACCGAATCAGTTGCCCGCAAAGTTCTGGAGGTCGTTGACGCTGGCTTAATCAATGGCGTTGGCAAACCGATCCCAGGTCAGATGTGCGTTGAGGCCGCCGTTTGCTATGCGCTTGACTTGCCGCATGGCGATGATCCGGCTTGTGTGTCGCGCGCGCTGCGATCATTGAAGATTCGGTTGAATGACAGCAGATGGTCTTCGAACGAAGCAAGGGCGAAAGGTCTTCGCCGGCTTGCTGTGGCGCAGTTAGGCAGTCGTGATTTTCTGGATGATATAGAATTCGTAAAGCGGGTCGCTGTTTTGGCTATTCGTCTTTCAGTTCCTGCAGCGTTGCGTGCTGCGGCATCAATCCACAAAGACCCAAAGCATCAGCAAGCGATGCGCGATGCCGCGAACAAGTGCGAGACGGACCCGACGCGAGCAAATGCGCTAGATGCGAACAAGGTGGCGCGAGCCGCCTACGACGCCGCCTACGCCGCCGCCGCCGCCGCCGCCGCCGCCGCCGCCGCCGACGCCGCCGCCGCCGACGCCGCCGCCGCCGCCGCCGCCGCCGCCGACGCCGCCGCCGCCGCCGCCGCCGACGCCGCCGCCGCCTACGCCGCCGCCGACGCCGCCGCCGCCGCCGCCTACGCCGCCGCCGCCGCCGCCGCCGCCGACGCCGCCGCCGCCGACGCCGCCGCCGACGCCGCCGACGCCGCCGCCGCTCGCGATAAATCGCTCGCGGACTTTGCGGAAGGCGTTGTGCAAATTCTGATCGAGATTAAAGCTCCAGGGTGTCAGTGGCTCGTGCTTACGGAGATTGCGGCATAAAATGGTTCTGAAATGTCCCGATTGCGGCGTGAGCGTCATGAGTTTGATGACGCATGTCTGCGGTCGGGCCAACAGTTCGCCGAAATCGGAGCGCATTTCCGATAGCGGCGTTCAACCCCGAGCGAAAGGAGGCAATCACAAACCAACCAAACCTTCCGCCAAAGATGAAGCAGCAAGAGTGGCTGATATTGATAATGCGAAGAATGTGATCAATGGACCGACAATGGAGAGCGGTGTCGGCCCCGCCGGTCGTGGCCCCGAGATCGTAAATGAAAGTATCGGGGCACCTAATTCAAGGCGCGGACGCCCCCGAATCGGCGAGACCCGCGATAAGCCATGGCTGAGTTGCGAGCCTCCGATGAGTGAACGAACATGGCGGCGCCGGCTATCCGAGCAGCGATCTAAAGAGGGTGGGAAATGAGCAAGCATCACGAAGAACATCCGGACTATGGCGCTCTCGGCATCTTTGCTGGGTATGGTGAATGCGATGATCCAGTCCCGGGTGAAATGTCTGATCTTGAAATTGAGCAGTTGAAGGCTCAAGCCAAGCGTCATAGGGCAGAGCAGCGATCGAAGGAGCAGAAATGAGCGAGCGGCCGGCGAATGACGAAATGGTCCAAGGCTTTCTGGACGGCTATGATCTGACAGCACCTGAACCTTCCGCAAATCGCTCGGCCTCCTATCGTCATGGGTTTATGTGCGCTCGCATAGACAAAGGCGTCGTGCCATATCAAGGACCGGCCGATCAACTTAGGCGATTGGCGGATCAGGCGATGAATGAGGATGATATCCGCGCGATTCAGTGATGTCGATAGTACCGACATCGTGTCCCTGAGCAGCGACCGAAGGAGCAGAAATGAGCACAGTCAAGCTTCTGGCGCGGAGACGTTTCAATTACATTGATGTTACTGGGGTCTTGGCGCTGGTTGGATGTGTTTCGGGCGGAAAATATCTGATAGGAACAGCTATTTGGCTTCTATCCATATTGTTATCGCTCGTGGCGGAAGGCTTGGCCGATCGGAAGGAAAAGAGCGCGTGACCGACAAACTGACGAGCTTCGGCAACCAGGCCCCGATGAAGGTGCAGTGCGCGACGTGCCACTGGCTGGGGACGGCTGCCGATCTCGTAGGGCGTGATGAGAAACTGTGCTGCCCGATCTGCAACACGCCGTTTGCGCGGTATCCACAGCGGATCGAGCATCTGTGGAGCGACCCGTACTGATATGGCAAAGCAAGCCGCAGTCTTGTTCCGTAGAAAGGTCTTCGTGGTCGGGCCGAATCACAAAGACGCGATCGACGCTGCTTTCGCTAAGTTCACCGAGCATCAGGCGCATCGCGTGACGCTTCGGATCATGGACGGCAAAGAGGATATCGTATTCGGGTTTGCCTACATCGACGGAACGGACTTCAAACCATCCGATATGCAATCGGCACGCAAGCGAATGTACGGGTTTAATCCATGATGGCCTTATCTAATCCGCCCCTTCCTGAACGCCACTGGAACGGTGAGCAGTGGATTTATCCGCAAGATATTGACGACGCGCTGAACCAAGCGCTACTTGTGATAGACGAATATTATAACGGCGACCGAGCATGGGCTGAGGCGTGGCTGCTCAAGGCGCACGAGGCGAATCAGGAGAAGCCGAAGTGACCGACGATGAGTTTATTTTCGCCATCAATAGGTTTGGCGTTGATATTCTATCTCGGAAGGCTGCGGAGTTGGTGAAGCGTCCGGCGACGCAAGCTCAGGTGACGGCCTATTATAAGGCGCTGAGTTTGCAGCGGGAGTGGAACCGAAACCACCGGAGGCTGATCGCGAAGGATCGAATGCAGGAGAAGGCGAGTAAGTGAGATTCATATTTATTTTGTTGCTATTGACTGGTTGCGATAAAGTTGAAGTTACCACCACAAACACAGAGATTGAGTCGCCCATACAAAATACGTGCCAATCTGGTGATTTACTGCCTGATTTTCCGAGATGCGGGTTTGTGGTGCCTGAGGTGAAGATAGCGAGGGGAGGAAGTTAGATGAGAGTATTTGTAGCCATTGGAGGATACGATTACGAAGGCTATGCCGCGCCGATCGGGGTGTATTCAACTAAAGAATTGGCAGAGGAAGCCATTAAGAAGGCGTCGAGAGGATACGATGATCGAGAAATCTTTGAATATGAAATAGACGATGAGCCACGGACGTGAGGATAGTTATAGCTCTTATCGTGACGCTACTAGCGGCCTTCCCCGCCCTAGCCTTCCCTGGTTGTATGACGCATAGCGAGGCAAAGCACGCATACGGCCGCGACACCTATTTGCATTGGCATGGCAATCATTGCTGGGGTATCCACCATGCAGCGTCTCGGCGATCGAAGGAATCAGCCCCAGTGCTTGTAGTCTCTCACAATCACGGTGAGAAACTACCTAACCGTGAGGCGGCAGGAACTGGGGCTGATACTGCTTCCATCTGGCCCGATACCCCGAGCGACTTCACCTGGGCAGATCGATGGCCGAATCAGGATAGGATATCGCCGGATAGGTGGCTGATGGAGTTGGTGCAGTTTGGAAGCAGCGGTAATAGGTAGTCAGGGAAAACATAATGAAACGAAGCATCAAAGTTGACGATGTCATGCTAGGCATGGGCTTCGCCGTTGCTGATATCGGTCCAAATGTCACCAAACTACGTTCCTTGATTGCGGGTCAGATCGAGAAAGGCTTGCGCTATCATAGTGCCGGCACATGGGCGCCGGAACATGGTCCTGCTGGAATGAAGCTATCGCCAGAAGAACGCGCCTCTTCCTTTATTGAAGTTCAGGAAGCGATCGATGCTGGCAACTATACTGAGTTGGACTTTGTCGATAGCTACCGAACGAAAAACAGCGTTGGTCAGCAGATAAGGACGGAATGATGCCGACCGAACAGGAAATTCAAACACTCGCAGAGGCGATGGATCAGCTCCTGGACGATATGGGCATAGCCGGGACCAACGTTTGCGTTGCTGCGAAAGCGCAAGCCCGTATCGCGTGGGAACCATTTCGAGACAAGGACGATCCGGCCCGTTGCTTGATGTCGCTTGAAGATGCCAAGCGCATCCTTAAAGAATGCGACGGCTAGTTTCCTTTGCGTCACATTATCGCATATTTTACAGGTATTTTACCATGCGACTAGCCCATTGCTTATTGAACGAATATGGACCGCCAGCGACGTATATTCATGTAGAGGGCCACAGGTACGTGCTAGTGTCGCATGCGGCGGATCAGATGCTGGCGGCGATCGAGAGCGCTGAGATAGCGGAACGAGCGAGATATGTCGAAGAAACCGAAAGACGCTCCTGAGATCGGCGACCGCGTAGAGCGGCGCGGCTTTGGCGAGCGCGGGACGCTGGTGCAGGTGGATACGGACGATCTCTGGAGTTGTGTGAAGTGGGACCGCACTGGTCCGGTACTGATCCATCTTTATGAACTGAGGAAGATATCATGATCTCGAACATCCCGTCGTTCGCGGTGCACCAGGACTACCAGGCGCGGCATAGCGATATGCTGGTGGCGGCTCGGGGAGAAGTGTTTCCGGATTGGTATGAGGGCCATCAGCGACCATCCGTAGTACGACCTGGCTGGTCTGTATGGCGTTCTTGTGCGCCAGCAGAGTTCTTCAACGAAACCAAAATAAGATGGATTGGCTGGGACCTTGCATCTCCTTGGGAAATATCGCAAGGATAGCGCGCCTGGCGGTTCTCCGCTGAGCATTCCTCAGAACTCCCTAGACTTCGGCCGCTCGGTAACACGGGCGGCCTTTTTATTATTTAAAGTTTAAAAATAAAAGTTGACATCCTTAGATTGAGTGCTATTCTACGGACATCATAGCAGAGTTGGGAATGCCCAAGACCCGGGTGAGACACGACCGGGGAGTGGCACAGAAAGAACTCCGGAAGGATTCAGTTCAGAGGGAGCCCCTCCAAGGCCAACTGGCCCGGCCCATGAAAACCTACTCGGCCTCTACCGAGAGACTGCATCGAGCAACGAAACGGATGCAGGTGGCGGTAACCTAAGTGAGACTTGCGATGCTCCCTCTGAACTGAATCCTTCCGCTCTCTTTGTGGCCCAAACACAGACAAGCCCCGCCCCTCAAAAGGCCGGGTTTCTGCTGCTGTTGATTCGTTCTGCGATCTCGGCTAAAAACGCGAAACCCGCCGCAGGGATGAATAAAATGGCAAAAGGCCGACCTGGGCGACAATGGCATCGAAAGAGAGTCGCGAACGGCCATTATGAAAATGGTGGTTTGGGCACCCTACTGCCAAGGCTTCGTGCCCTGGGTTTTAAGAAATATTCAGAATATCTTTCTTCGGCGCACTGGCAAAATTTGCGATCCGAATTGATGATTTTGCGCAGTGCACAATGTGAAATATGTTTGGCAACCGGAGTAAGGATTTCCCTCCATCACAGGACATATGAACGGCTCGGAAGTGAAAGACATGAGGATATTATCCTTGTATGTCCCGAATGCCACGATCGAATCCACGCTAGCGAGCGGATGGGTGGGAAAGGAGGCTTAGAAGGTGCTCTGAAGCGCGTTCGTCGTCATATTCTCAAAAAACAAGGTCGTATGGAAGAGCTTAGGATTGATCGAATAGCCTCGAAATTGGCCGCCAGAAGATCCAAAGACGAGTGCGTTGCCAAGGGGCGCGAAACCGCGTAGGTTCCTCTTGATCTCGGCGAGCAAACAGCGCGCCAGAGTACGGAATGGGGGCGCTGCCTTAACCATCCGTCGCTTTATGCCGGTTGGGCCGGTGCCGAGATCGCGGGAATGATCGATCGGGGGTTTAGCCTATGCGCAGAGTTTTGATGGCTTTGGCTGCGCTGCTGTGCAGCACGGCATTGGCGCACGCCAACTCATTCGATCAGACAGCATGCATCAATTCGCTCGGCTATCAGCAGATCACGAATCTATCGTCGGCGGTGGGATTTACGAGCGTTCCGAGTGGAACGAATTATGCCGTGATTACGGTAGAGACGGCCGGAATCAGATGGCGAGATGATGGAACGGCACCAACGGCGTCGGTAGGGATGCCAGTCAGTTCTGGCCAGTCTTTTTCATACACGACTAGTTTCAGCAAATTTCAGGCTATCCAACAGACATCTGGGGCTATCCTAGATGTTTATTTTTGCAGATAGGTGATGGCCATGAAAACCCTCCTCGCAACCGTCCTCTCGTGGCTTGCGCTGTCGGGCGCTGTGATGGCGCAGGGACCGATAGTGCCGAATGGGGCAGCGTATCAGCCGACGCAGCAATCGTTCTTTTGCACCACAAATGGTATTACGGTTACTTGCGGTGGTTCAGGTAATTTTACTTGCGTAGCTGGGTTTCCCGCGACCTGCACGGCCCCTCCATCAATAACGGGTCTCATTCAAGTTGATGGGTGCGCCGCCGGTGGTGGCAATGGCCTCGGTCAAGCCTCGGCGAGTACGGCTGGCGGTGGTGGTGGCGGTGCGGGTGAATGCATAGCGCCTCCTTACCCCATCTCAGTTGCTCCAGGTCAATCGCTCAGCATCACCGTTGGAGCCGGAATCGCTAATGCGAATGGTGGCAATACCGCGATGTCAGGTGCTTCAACTCCAATGAAAACTCTTGTGGGCGGTCTAGTAGGCGCGCCCGGAGTGACAGCTGTCGGCGGTACTGGAGGCAGCGGGCGAGGTCCCTCGACTTCAGGGTCAAATGCCGGCGGAACAGCCGGCAATCCAGGACTCCCGGCTGTTCTAAATACTCCATATGCATGTGCTGGTTCAGGTGGCGGCGGCGGTGCATCAACGGCGGGTGCCGCTGGCAGCGGTGGTTCCCCGGGCAATTCGGCTGGCGCTGGCCCGATGACCGGTGGCACTCAAGGTGGAACGGATGGCGGCGGCGGTGGCGGAGCTTCCTGCTTTGGCAATGGTGGGGCAGGCGGAGCTAACGGTGCTGCTGGAAGTACGCCAACCATAGGCTTTGGTGGGGGTGCTGGAGGGAATGGCAGCAATAGCGCGACGACCGTTCCCGGCGCGAATGGCTTCCTTCGGATTACCGGATATTGGTAATGCGGAAAATTGGAATCGCTCTCGTCCTGGCTCTTGCCGCCTCCAATGCATACGCGCAGAGTCCGCTGCGTCGATCTTCGCAGGTCTATGCCAATCTGTCCGCGACCGGCTATACGATCCCATCTGGATTTGTAGGATTCAGTGCTGAAGCCGGTGATCTCATAGCCGGATTTTACCAAGGCGCGACTGGGGCCAATGGTTCATGGCTCGGTGTTGCAAATCTGCTTGGAAGCAATGGTGTATTGAGGATCGGAGGAAACTCATCCGATCAAGCGGCAACCGCCCCAGCGTTGACTGCTGGCATAGCGAGCGGCCTCGCAACCTTCGTGGCTGGCCTCGGGGCAGGATGGAAGCTGGTCTATGGACTAAATCTTCAGATCAACAACAGTGCGACAGCTGCGACACAAGCTGGATTGATCGCAACAGCCATGGGCGGCGGAGCGAACGCTGTCTTTCAGTTTGGCAACGAAGCCATCGGCAATTATGTCACGAAGTCCCAATACGAAACCAACTGGAACGCCTATTACACAGCAGTTTCTGGAACGGTGTCGGGGCTAAAGGTAGCAGCCACCGACACGGAAGATTTCGGAGACACTCAAGCTGTCATCGCGGCTCTCACGCCCGGTGCAGCGGGAATGACCTATGTCACCCAACACTGGTACGGCTCGCTGAACGGCGCGCCGTATACGGTCGCAAGTGCATCGCAGATGGTTTCGACCGTCGCGATAAATTATTATTTGAATTCAGGCACGGGAAACGCAGCACTCCCCTATTCAGGGTACGAGATAAATAACAACTGGGCCGCTGCCAATGGCATTAAACTACGTCTCTCCGAGAGCAATAACATCAACAATCTCGGATTGTTGACCTACAGCGACCGAATGATGAGCGCGACGTGGTATATTAATGAGGCTATCGCGTTCTCGAACATGGGGTGGGACGGGATCAACACTCATGTTGCCTATGGCAATGGAGCGGGAAACGGCATAGGCAAATACAATCCAATCGTCAGCAAGGACGGCGGAACGACTTATCAGGCTGCGCCAGAGTTCTATGGTCAATATCTGTTCGCAAAGATTGAGGGACAACAGACGGTCGAAGTGTCGATAGGTGGCAACGCAAACCTCAACGCCATCGCGACGAAGGGCACTAACGGAAACGCAAATATCCTTGTTGTAAATAATGATCCGAATAATGTGGCTTACGTCTCATTCGGGCAATCATTAGCATGGACAACGGCGAATGTTCTGCCGCTGTCGGGAACGAGTTGTTCAGATACTGCCCCAACGCTGGGGGGCTCGATCATCGGTCCAGGAGGTTCGTGGTCAGGATCGTCTACTGCCGTAAATAGCGTCGGAGGCATTGGCAGTACAGCCATTCTGCCCTGCGGCATAGTCCTGATCCAGATACAGCCATGATTGAAAGATAGCCTGATGCCAGTTCAATCCGCCAAACTCAAATCCTCATGGCTTACCGATGCGACCTATGACGACGCGACACAGACGCTAACGGTGACAACGGCGAGCGGGACGAAGCACGCGCACCAGGTTCCCCCGCACGTGTTTGCTGAACTGATGGCGGCGCCGAGTCCCGGTAAATTTTATAATGCTGTGCTGAGGCAGAAATGACGGACGACGCCAAGCCAGCGAGCGATATAATCCCGCCCGGGCAGGCGATCGAATCTTCGCGCCGGCTGGATACGCATCTAACCAAGGCGATCCGTGACACGCGGCGCGGGAGCCTTGCCGGCAAGATCGCAGATATTACCGAGCAGATGGGCGATTTTGCTCAGGAAACCCACGTCGTTCTTGATGGTATTTCCGACAAGATCGCAACTGCCAGAATGAAGCGTGATGAGGCGGCAGAGGCACAGCACGCACACTTCGACGGCTTGATTGGCGATTTCCAAGATACGATCGACGCGGTCGATAGGCTCTCAAATTTTCCTTTAGACAGAGGTGGCGAGAAATGAATCCTCCTATTATTGACCGCCTGAACGCGCGGATTGCCGCCGAGCCGGCGCTGACCAGCCTCGACACGCTGTTTGTGGACTTGCAGGATGCCCGGGATGAGATCACGAGCCTGGACGCCAAGGTAACGACACTGGCGACCGCAGCGCTGAAGCCTATGACCATCCAGGCTGCACCACAACCGACTACAGCCACCGCTAGCGTAACCGAGGTCTATGCGCTAATGGTTGACGCCAAGGAACGGCTGGCGGTCCATGCGTTATCAACGGTCGCGGACTATATTGACCGAGCCATCAAGCTTTTGGAGCCAACTCCCAAGGAGACGACATGACCGACGAAACACAGCCGACCGTAGCAGCCACTCTGACGCCAGCGCCAACCACGACATTGGGACTATCTCCGTTCGCATCCAATAATCCGACCGCACTCGGCAATCAGCCGAAAGCCGCAAAGCAGCCAGCGGCAGGCGATGTTGCGGAAGCAATCACGCTCCTGCAGGACGCGAAGGAGCGGCTGGCCGTCAACTCGTTGTCCGATGTCGGGTATTTCATTGGGCGGGCGATTACCCTCCTCGGAGGTCCGAACGATGCCGGGCTTTGATGATCTGGTAGATTGTGCCCGAGTCGCTTCTAGCGACAAATTCAGTTGCGAGAAGTATTTGCGCCAGAAGGCAAAGGAAGCTAACTGCCGATTGATCGGACCTGACTTTAAGGTCAATCAAGATGCCCTTGTGTTCGTCCTCAAAAAGGATGGCATTAACGGTCATGCGGTGGTCTCACTGTCTGGATTGGAAATGCTCCAGAATGCGACTGAGGAGTCGATCAAGGATTTGATCAAAACTCGCTTTGGCAATGCACTCAAGACACTGCTCAAGATAGGAGACTGATTTGCCTGGCATCAAAGGTACGGTTAAGGAATTCGAGGCCGGAAAATTGCATAGCGGATCGAAACATGGTCCAGTCGTGAAGTCACTAGCGCAGGCCCGCGCCATTGGGCTGTCCGAAGAACGCAAGGAGGGCCATAAAGTGGCTAAGAAGCACGAACCGCACCACGAAGCTACCGCCCCTGGTCATATGGGAAAAGTTCACAACCACCATGAGGAGCAAGGTCATATGACCAAAGCTCCGAGGCACGCTGAGCGCGACGGCGCCGGCCGTGGGGGCCATGACATGGACTACCATTCGGCAAGTGAGCACAAGGCTCCGCATCACCCTTCGAGGGGTGAGGCTGCAACGAACATGTCCCCGGGCTCGTTCGGCTATCCCGGCCAGAGCATGCGCCTCAATGAGGGCGACAAAGATCATGTGCTTGTCGGCGGGAACTACGACCAGTCGATGCACGAACCGGCTAAACTGACGAACGTCAAGGGGCCTGCGGGCGGCATTGGCATGACGGCTGGCATGGGCAAGACGCCATCGGGATACGGGCACAAAGCATCGCAACGCGACGGGGTGCATAGACTTTCTGGCCATAGTGGCGCGCATCGCCTCGGGAAAAGGTAACGATGTCAGACGGTTACGCGCCATGTATCTACCAACTGATGGATGGCCGTTTCACCAAATGGTTCTGCCGTTCGCACAAGCGAGAAGCGGACCATATCTGTCTCAATCCTCGCGGTCGGATTACTGTCTCATGCTCGCCTAATCTCGGTGGGATAACTATTCCATGTCAGTGCGAACGGATTAAATAACCGCGCTGGACGGCATCCAGCATAGCAGAAGTAGGAAGAAGCAGATGTTTACGATAAAGTTCTATAGCGGAGACGGTTGCCGGCAGATAATCCGAGAGGCCGAAAGCTTCACGATTTTGCGGTGTCCTCCCAGGCCTGACGATGATGGCTCGGCGGAAATCACGCTTCATCAGAAGGTTGGTTTTGAATCATGTCGGATTGATATTGGGGACGATAGCAAAGCTTCATTGCCAGAGGGATTTCCACCCCGATTTGCCAAGGCCATCATCGAGAACTCGGCTGGCCGAACTACGGAAATCATCCAGATTAAGCCGAGCAGTCCAAAGGTTTCACAGCAAATCAAACAAGCCCTTGATACGATGAAGAAACAGCCCCTGAGGCAACCACAGCAATATTTCGAACAAGAGAAGGGCTATGCCAATCAGCCTGCTCAGGCTCAAGAATCATGAAGAAACCTGAAGCCCGTTCATTGCGCGAGATCATTGAGGACGCCATCACGGGCGAGAGTTCTATCTATTTGGTCCGCCACGGATCGACCACCCTGAACCGTGGCGGCGCTGGCAAAGATTTGATTCGCGGATGGCGGGATGTTCCGCTTTCAAGCGAGGGAATCTCCCAAGCGCATCGCATCGCCAACGATCTCGAAGATTGTGACTTTCGCATCATCCGTACCTCAGACCTGATTCGCGCCGAGAAGACGGCGGACATCATCGCTGATGCAACCGGAGCAGAGGTCGAATCACTGCCTGAACTGCGGTCATGGAACCTTGGACCTAAATTCGAGGGCAAGCTGACGAACGCCAAGATAGTCGATGAGATCAAAGACCTCGTGGAGAACGACGACAAGACGCCAGAGGGTGGAGAATCATTCAACGACTTTGTGCAGCGCGTCATTGATTGCGCAATGCCGATATTCGAGGATGCCAAGGGCGAGACGGCGATCGTGACGCATGGTCGCTGCGTGCAGATAATTTCGCTGTGGATCGCGGCGGATTGCGATCTGGACTGCATGCGGCGGGAATATGCGACTGAACTGGCGTCGGAGCCTGATTCGATCTCGCCTGGCGGGTATCTGGAATTGAAGAAGATTGACGGCCGCTGGCGGTGTCTCCAGGAGGAAAATTACTCCGAGGATGGCGAGAAGCCTAAGGCTATAGTTGGATCGTGATATGGCCGCGCAACCACCATTTGCCGTACAGCCATCACAGAATACCCAGCTTCCCACGCTGCAGGAAATGCAGTTCCTCAATTGGCTCAAACAAAATAACGTCCCATTCAATCCAAACGCCCAGCAGTCCGATTATGATATGAGGGGATTCTATCGAGGTATGCAGCAGGGAAACCCGATGGCGACGACCGGGATAAACCCGAATGACAACCTCATGCATTACACGGACTATTGGAAAACGCCATCGCATCAGTCTTTCTCTGCAGGTTCCCAGTGGGCAACCCCGAGCACTCCAGATTGGATCAATGATAGTCAGTTGGCGGCACCGAGCGGGAAAATCGTGTTTGACGAGAAGCTTGCGAATGCACCTACCACTCCCGATAATCTGATGGACAAAGCCATGATGGGCCTAATGCAGTCTCCGACTGGACAATGATTAGATGAGAACGGGAACGGCGATATTCATCCTCGGGATTATATTCCTAGCCATGAATTCGGCGGGGTTCCGGAATGCGCTGTTCGGGCTTGTGGTGATTGTCGGCGTCGCGGTTGAGGTGCTGATAGTTTACGGCTCCGACAAGCCGCAGACGATATTCTATGATCATGACGCGCATCCTGCATTTCTGCTGCGGGTGGGTGATTCGTGCCCGGGCGATCGGCATGTGTGGAATGGATGGTGTGTGAAATGACTATACCTCGGTAGCTCAGTGGGTAGAGCGTCCGTTTGTTTAACGGAAGGTCGATGGTTCGAGCCCATTCCCGAGGTGCCACGCTCTTGCTAATACCGGCCCATTGATCTAGAAACCTCCCATGAACGCGAACCGCCATATTTCCCCCGATCGACCGCGCCCATCTCAGGGCGTGGGGAAAATGGTATCCCGCCGCATCTGGAGTGCGGAGATTGTCGGTTCGAGCCCGACCGCCCTGACCATAACGACCACACGCTAGCTTTTGCTGGCGTAGCTCAGATGGGAGAGCATCCGTTTTGTACTCGGAAGGTCGGGAGTTCGAATCTACCCCGCCAGCCCCAAGTTTACCGCAGGGTCGCCAAGTCTGGTTACGGGTGCGATTCCCCGGAATGCGATGACTATGAGACAAACCGCGATTACGGTTAAAATGGCTTTCGTATATCGATCAACCATAGAAAAACCTCTTCTGCTATTATGGCCGCCTCAGTTGGCGACCTCTTTCATTTGGCCTGTCCGCTTCGGTCACGTTGATTGGCGTCAGCAATATCGTCATCGGAGGGAGCGCCGTCTTCGTCGGCCAAAATCTCTTTATCGATTTCGAGCTTCTGAATCAGCCGCTCGATTTCTTTCACGCCAATGTTGCCGCTCACGATCAAGCGGAAACTGGCATCTTTCGCCAGCATCCCCGTAGTTAACTCTCGTTCTCCGGCCATAACCTTTACCTTTCCGCCAAGAGGGGGCGGCGGCGGCGGATTTTGCTCTTCCTGCGCCTCTCCTCCGGCATCCTCTTCCTCTGGCTGGCGGGCGCCAGCGATAGGGTCAGGTTTATCAGAACTAGTGAGTCCTGCATAGGATATAGTGGCGTCATAAACCTTCAAAAAGTCGCGCGCTCCAGCCTCTCCGAACTTGTGCTTAAACATCAGATCATCAAGACAGGCAGCGTCGGCGGGACGGTCAGTTCCCCACTGGCTCCAGAAAAAGGCGATTTGCTTCGGGAGTAGCGCCGCTTTCTTTATGACCGTTTGCTTGGTCTCCTCCTGCGCCGATCGCAGATATGCCTTTCCCCAATCGGACGTGACGATATAGCGATCTTTGCCGCCCCCTTGGTATTCTAACAATCCATAATAGCGCAGTGCCGCAGTGGTGCGATCAACGTATGCCTTCCCCTTGATACCCCAAGCCTCCCCGATCTTTTCAGGACGGGCCGGGCTTCGTTTGAAATGGGCATCAAACTCGACGAGCCGCTCAATAGCAGCCTTTAGCGGGATATTCGGATATGCCGGGCTTCGATCCCGTTGAACTGATGGTGGCGGCACTGCATCCGTCATGGCTTTGCCCTCCTATGGCAAAGCGTATATGGAACCGAGGCGGATAAATGTCAACGACAATTTTATTTTTATCAGTTTTTTATCACAGATAGGCTTGACGGATAGATAGATAGTCCTCATGGTGGCTTCGGAACGGAGGTCGTCATGTTTAGGAGGGTTTGAGCCTTTCGGCGCGCTGGCCGAGCACCGAAGGGCAAGGAAAAAGGAAGGGCCGCTGCGTCAAACCTCGGGGGAGGAACGCAACGGCCCTGCAATCGGCTCTAGCTTCTCAGGGATCGTCTAATTGGCAGGACACCCGCCCCTACAAGTGTGGAGATGTCGGTCCGAACCCGGCTCCCTGAACCATCGAACTAGTGGGACCGACCGCGTTGGAGCGCTGCCGATCCCGAGTTACCAACCCCGGGATTGCGCCCCGAAGCGATAACCAGCCTGAATATACGCCTTGGAGGGCGTCTTTTCTAGGGTCGCTGACGGGCCATCCTTAACCAGAGGATTGCGCCCTCATGAACGTTCTTTCCCGCGAAAAGCAAATCGAAGTCATCGCCGCCCTCTGTGAAGGCGTCGGCATCCGCACTGCCTCCCGCCTAACTGGCGTCAACCGTGGCACCGTTGGCAGCCTCGCCCTACGCGTCGGTCTTGGCTGCATGGAATTGCACGACCGAATCATGGTCGGCGTTCGCACAGAGCGTCTAGAACTGGATGAGGCGTGGTCGTTCGTCGCGAAGAAGCAAAAGAACGTGCAGCGCCATGAAATCCACGCCAAGGGCAATCAGTACGTTTTCATCGCAATGGCCGGGACGCAAAAGGCCATCATCAGTTGGGGGGTCGGCAAGCGTAATGCCGAAAGCACCATGGATTTCCTGCACGACTTGCGCGGGCGCGTCATCGGCCAACCCGAGATCAGCACGGACGGCTTTCACCCGTACCGCGTAGCGATCCGGGATGCCTTCGGCGATAGCGCATCGCATGGCGTCATCGTAAAGACGTACAGCGTAACGCATCTGGTAAAGGAAGCGCAGGGCCGGTACTCGCCCGCCGCCGTAGTAGCTGTAAGCAAGGAAGTAGTAACAGGCGATCCCGACCAATACATTTCGACCAGCTACGTCGAACGGCAGAACCTTTCGCTTCGCATGGGCAGCCGGCGCTTTACCCGGCTCACTAACGGCTTTTCAAAGAAGCTGGATAACCACGTTGCGGCGGTCGCGCTGTACGTCGCTCACTACAATCTCTGCCGGGTTCACGAAGCCCTGCGCACGACGCCAGCGAAGGCGCTGGGCATTGCCGATCGGACTTGGAGCATTGCGCAGCTTGTGGACGCGGCGCTTGCCGTTGCCCCTGCTACGCCCACCGAGACCCCGCCAGATCGACGGCGAAAATTCACGGTAATTCAGGGGGGACGGGAGTGAACCAAGTCCCTCGGAGCGGGACTAACTGCTGAGTCTTAGGTGCAACAGTCAAAAAAATAGGAACCGAACCGCTTGACACGCATTGACTCGCATGGGTCAGCACAAGCATAGATTGAATATGGCGAGTTTGCGATTCCACCTGAAATTTCAGCAGGATCAAAGATTCGTTAACTGTCAAGGGCTTTCTTGTTGACCATCTGTTAAATACCTATATCCTGACGGAAGCGGCTTGACAGGCGCGGATGGGCATCCGCGTCACAATTAGTCGCGAATCAAACGTTAATACTTTTTTGCGAAGATAATAATGGCGAGAAACTGGAGCGTCCTATGGCAAAAACATCGGAAAAGACAACGGCGCCGACCCGGACGGGCGACGACTTCGTCCGTATGTATCCCTGTAACCGCCTAAATGAGCAAATCCGCGACCCGAAAGAAGGCCTGAGCGCCTTCACCGTGCTCAAAGAGACGTTTTTCGCGGAAAAATAAGCGGTTCCCTAGCAAATAGTTAACGGAAGGCCTTGCTAATTGCAGGGCCTTTTTTTATGGCTGAACGCTTGGTTTTTTGCAACTCCGCCGCGAATCGCGGCAAGGTAGTAAAATGAACGGTATTTTCAAATCTCTCGAAGATCCGGCTTTTTTCAAAAAGTATGTAACGGAAAGCTTCGAGACTGCACCATCGGCCGTGATCGAGGATTTCCCCTGTGAGCACACGATCGATCCCGAGCGTGTTCAATTTTCGCATGGCGAATATGTCCAAAACATCAAACAGTATGAGGTACTGCTCCATTCCGAGAACCCAGATCACTACAAGCGATCTGGCGCTATGCTGCACGCGCTTTACAAAAGCGACATCGTGACATCGGTAGAATTTCATGCAAGCCAATACGGCTCGCTGGAAGACGTCGAATGCGGTCATGTCTTGGGCGTTGATTATTCTCAGGCCCAGCAAATGATCCGCTTCCCCCTCTTTTATCAGTCATTTCACAATCAGATTTTGGCATTCAACTTGGCGTATCAATTGTGCTCTGCTTATGAGCCGTCTCCGCGCGGATATGATTTTGGGTATCTTTATAATGTGGCTCATTACCTGAGGAAGAACAGAGACACGACCGTCGATTCTCTGTCCATGCTCTTCAGGTCTCTCATGCATTGAAAGCCATTAGTGGCCTATTTCGCATCTGCGAGTGGCCTATTTCGGCCAGTACCCACGGAGGCAAACCGGAAATGCGCGAGGACATGACAAAAATCGGAAGCGGCCTTAACAAAATCGCGAATCTTGCCTATCGGGGCCAATTCACCGTCTGGGCGATGAAAATCACCGGTCAGTTCAATCCGGTTGTTCTTACGGCGGAAGCGCTTTCGTTCCTCGTGCAGGAATCTGGCCTCGCTAGTGGTTTGGGCGAATGGCGAAATGAACGTCGCGGCGTTTTCGGCGCGTTCCATCTCGCTACCGCACAAGAAGAAAAAGAATGGGAATCCTATGTGAAGGGAAAGGGTCCGCTTCCCATGCCCGAAGGCTATCGGCAGCTTTGCTTGTCGCTGACAGGCAAATTCCGGTCCTGATCGGAACGGTAATAAAAGGAAAGCCTCCTCAGGAAAAATCTTGGGGAGGTTTTTCTTATGGTTATTCGTGCTAGTTAAGAGTGCATGAATGCTCGTACTGAAGCCGCCGCTTATCGTATTATATGGGAAGCATTGCCTGGCCCTCAGACGTGGCTTTTGTCGTGTCCGATATTTGAAGTATTTTTCGGAGGTGCTAGAGGTGGTGGAAAATCAGACGGAATGCTTGGAGATTTTGCATCGCATGCCGATGAATTCGGAGAGGATGCAATCGGTCTGATTCTCAGAAGAGAATTGACCCAACTTCGTGAACTTATTGAACGATCTAAACAAATTTATCGGCCGCTCGGCGCCGAATGGAATGTTCAAGAAAAGATGTGGCGTTTCCCGAATGGAGCGCGTCTCACATTTGCGTATATGGACAACGACGATGATGCTGACCGGTACCAAGGCAGCGCTTTTTCCAGAATATACATCGAGGAATTAGGCGGCTTTCCCGATCCGAAACCCATTTTCAAACTCATGGCGTGTATTCGTTCACCCAACCCCAAAGTACGTTGCGGGTTCAGAGCGACTGGCAACCCAGGCGGTAGCGGTCACCAGTGGATTCGACAACGCTATATTTCTCCTGCTCCGGGCGGGATGAAAGTCATAAAATCGAAGTTTGTCAATCCGTTCACGAAAGAGGAATTTGAACAAGAAAGGGTATATATTCCTAGCAAGATAACGGACAATAAGTATAATAATACCCCTCAATATGTTGCCCGTCTGCAGATGGTTGGTAATGCCAATCTGGTTAAGGCATGGCTGGAGGGAAGTTGGGACATCATCGAAGGTGCCTATTTTGATGAATGGAACGAGCACCGCCATGTGATTCCGCAGTTTATAATCCCTGCACATTGGACGCGATACGTATCGATGGATTGGGGGAGCGCTAGACCCTCTGCGGTGCAATGGTGGGCCGTCGTTCCAGATAAATTCGATCCGATGCCAGATCATTTGCCCAGTACCTTTGACCCGCGATATGCTTATAAAAATAATCTGCCTCGGGGAGCGCTCGTCTGTTATCGAGAATGGTATACTTGTGCCACAGATGAAAATGGCCAGAGTTTGCACAACAATACCGGTCAAAAGTTAACGGCTGAGCAATTCGCAAGCGGGGTGGCGGAACGAGAAAAGCGCGAACCGCGAGACGAGAATGGGCGTCCGAGGATGGCGTATCGAGTCGCTGATCCGTCAATATTCAAGGAGGATGGTGGCCCCTCTCTCGCTGAGCGGTTTGCGGCTGAACCTTATTTTCATTTCTGGCGCCCAGCCGATAATGCTCGCGTCGCACGAAAAGGTGCTATGGGTGGCTGGGATTTGGTCCGCGCTCGGCTAATTGGGGAGGATGGCGAGCCAATGATTTACTTTTTCCCCAATTGCGTTGATACTATTAGGACATTACCAGTGCTTCAGCATGACAAAGATAATATTGAGGATGTGGAAACCGACAATGTTGAAGACCATTGCGCAGATTCCACACGCTATAGTTGCGCAAGCCGCCCCTATTCCCGCCCGGAAGGCGATCCCGACAAAGGCCGCATCATGACGGTAGGCCCGGACAATCAGTTGCAGATCAAAGATGTCATGGGAGACTTCGAAGCACCGCGCGAGGCGAAGTTCATTCCGATTAAGAGGATTTAGCCTGCATGTCCATGGTTGAGGACGATCGTGATCCGACAGAAGACGATGAGCCGGAAGACACTGGCCGCGATCCGATCATGGATGATCCGCAAGAATCCCAGCGGATGGCGAAGTATTGGAAGGGCGAGATACATGCGGTCGAGCAGGCCAATGAGAATTGGTACAAGCGCGGCGAGGATATCCTAAAGCGGTACCGGGATGAGCGGAAAGCGGCTCAGAATGAACAACGACGGTTGAACCTGCTTTGGTCGTCGGTGCAGATTTTGAAACCGGCGGTTTACGCCAAGGTTCCCCAAGCAGTTTGTGAGAGGAAATTCAATGATCGTGATCCTGTCGGGCGTGTATCTGCTACTATCCTTGAGCGCGCCCTTCGGAACGAACTACAGGAAAACGGTTTTCATCCGTCTATGCGCCGCGCGCGGGATGACTACCTCCTGCCTGGACGCGGGCAACTCTGGGTAAGATATGAGCCAGAAATCGGTGAAGGATTATCCGTCCCGACCTCAGTTGAGCCGGACGTTGCTGACGCTAGCGGAGAGATTGAGCCGCCAGACGAGAGCGAGGAGACCGAGAAACTTGAGGAGACAGGTTCCCAAATCCTGAGCGAATCGGTTCCGGTGGATTACGTCCACTGGAAAGATTTTATGATGTTTCCGAGCACGGCTCGGACGTGGGAAGAGGTTCAAGCGGTCGGCAAACGGATATTCACGTCGAAAACCTACAATATTGAGAGATTCGGCGAGGAGATCGGCCGCAAGATATTGGCTGATCCGCAGATGTCGATGCGCGATCGTATCGCAGGGGATACAGCCGCTTATACATTGGACGATCATAATACCCGGAAGCGGGTAATTTACGAGATTTGGAACAAGGCGGACCGGAAAGCCTATTGGGTTTCGACGGGGTATGATTCGCTGTGTGACTGTCGTCAGGACCCGCTAGAACTTAGGAATTTTTTCCCGTGCCCGGAGCCGCTTTCGGCCACGATGACGAACGAATCGCTGATTCCGGTCCCCGATTTCACGGAATATCAGGATCAGGCCAACCAAATCGACGAATTGACGCAGCGAATCAGCCTTTTGGCGAAGGCGTGTAAGCTTGCGGGCACCTATGATGCTTCGAATAAGGGTTTGCGTCGTCTTTTGGATGAAACGGTCGAGAATGAACTGATTCCGGTAGAGAATTGGGCGATGTCGGCGCAAAAAGGCGGTGTTGCGGGCTCGATTTCGTTCCTGCCGATTAAAGAAGTCGCGGAAGTGCTCCAAATATTGATGGGAGTCCGCGATAAGGTCATGCAGGACTTTGATCGGGTCACTGGAATGCAGGCATTGGTCAGCCAAACCGATGATGCGCGGGAAACCCTTGGCGGACAGCGATTGAAAGCTAATGGAGGGCAGACCAGGATTGAGGACCGGCGGGAGGAAGTCGGTCGATTTGCTCGTGATGTTGTCCGATTGGTGGCTGAGGTTATCGCCAAGCATTTCCAGCCGGCCACACTGATAGAAATATCCGGGATTTTGTATGAGGAAGGCATTGATCCTGCCTCAATGCAGCCAGTGGCAACGGATGCGCCACCGATCGCGCCTCCAATGGCTCCTCCTGCTACGGGAATGGCCCCTCCGGGCGGACAGATACAGTTACCGCCGCCACAGCCCGGCGCGCCGATGGCCCCGCCAATGGTGCCCGGGCAGCCTCCTGGCACGATGCCACCGCCCGGAACCGGAATGGTGCCGTTTCAGCCTCCGATGGGTGGCGCACCTCCCGGAATGCCGATGCCCGGCCAGATGCCATCCCCGCCTGGAATTGGCATGCCGACGCCTCCACCTGGGGCATCGCCGCTGCTGTCACCAAAGGTGATGCAGGTATTGCAGCGCATCAAGAAGGCGATAGACCTCCTAAAGCAGGATATCCCTCGCGGCTACCGGATTGATATCGAAACCGACACGATGATTGCGGGCGATGTCCAGCAAGAGCGGCAGGACGCGACTGAATTTATCACGGCGGTGACGAAATTCCTTGAGACGGCACAGATGTTGGGCGGACAAAATCCTGCCATCGTTCCGTTACTGGCCAAAATGCTGCAATGGGGTGTGCGGAAATTCCGGACCGGTCGTGATCTGGAATCGGCGATCGACGAATATGCAGAGAAGGCGGAAAAGACGGCTACGGCCAACGCAGCGAATATGGGGGGCCATCAGAATCCGGAACAGATTAAAGCGGCAGCCGATGCGGCGCGAGGCCAAGCCGAGATACAAAAGGCCAAGATCGATCAGCAATCCCAAGCCCAGAACGATCAGAGAGACCAAACTATTGCAGCGCAAAACCATCAATGGGATGTCGAAAAGCTCCAGATGGAAATGCAGATGCAGCGGGAACGGCATGCATTCGAGATGCAGAAACTGGCCAGCGAGAGGATGGCGCATGCGGCGCAGACTGGTTTACCGGTCCCGTCGATGGAGACGGCGACGGCGCAAGGCCACCAAGACAACGTGATGCATTTGGCGAATGCGGCTAATCTTATCCACAAGGCAGCGACTACGAAAAAGAGGATAGTTCGCGACCCCAGCGGCCGTGCTATCGGTATTGAGCCTATTCCGGAAATAGAGAATCCACAATGAATGTCGATAAGGATGGCATTGTGCACCAGCCAAGCCGGAAGTGGTATTCCATGCGAGAGACGCTGGAAATTTATGCCAACGGCGGCCATGTTGTTTTGACATTGAAAGAACCGACGCCGCGCCAGAAGTCTTTGGCGGCGTTTAGGGCTAGAAAAGATAATGGAGATTCCAATAAATGAAGGTTGCCCTTGTCGGCACGTGCCCAAGCTCCCGCATGCTAGCCCCCTACGCTAACGGAGATTGGGAAATATGGGCATGTTCTCCCGGTAACGCCTATGGGTTACTGCCTCGGATAACGCGGTGGTTTGAGATACACGGCGATCTTGGCTGGGCGGAATCGGGGAGATGGGGGGCGTCGAAATATGTGGATTGGCTGAATGAGCAAGAGTTTATGATCTATGCTCAGAGCCGAGAATATATCAAGCACGCAACGCCGTATCCGATTGACGAGATGATCGCGAAGCACAGTCTGTATTTCTTCACCAGCACGTTCGCCTATATGATGGCGCTGGCGATTGCGGAGGGGGCAACAGAAATCGGGCTGTACGGCATCGATATGTCCGGGTCAACGGAATATCAGGAACAGCGTCCCGCAATGCAGCATTTCATTGTCATGTGTATGGCGATGGGGATCAAGGTTGGCGCTCCGGACGAGAGCGATATCATGCGACCACCGCCACTGTATGGTTATGGCGATGCCACACCGCACGGTAGGAAAATGTATGTCTACCAGAACGAAATCGAATCCAAGATCAAGGAAACCGAGAACTTCAAGCGGCAGTCCGAATTGGACATTGCCTTGCTCAAGGGTGTGAGTGAAGGAATCGATTATGCGCGCCGGATTTGGGGAAATGATCGGGTTCCGCTGCGACCATTGAACGTGGTAGAACCAAAACCGCTCAAGCTTGTGACGACGAACGAATAGGAGGCGACACTGAGTTACTTTTTTATCAACGGCGCACTGACGGCATCAGCCGCGTTCAACCAATACGGTGCTCTTGTTTATGCTGGAGCGACGCCTCGACGCGGCAAGGTATATGAATTGCTGATGGGAGCGGCATCGGCACCAAGCGCGACCGATACGCCGATTCAGTATGATCTTTCCCGGGTCACCAGCTCGGCGAGCGGCGGAACATCATATGCGCCTCAGGTTCTCGATCCTGCGGATATAGCGACGCCATCAGCGGTTGCTTACATCACGGCATCGGGGGCGACGCTCACCGCATCAAGTTCGGTATTCAACGTCAACCTGAACCAGCGCAACTCGCAGCGATGGACGGCGGCGCAGGAAAGCCAGGCGCTGATTTATCCGGCTACAGCGAGCAACGGATTTGCGTTCCGGGCGCTGTCACCGTCCTACGGTGGTTCGGTTGGCACCGGATTATATTTCCAGGAGTGATTTTGTGTCGCTCCGTTACGGAAAATCAACTGGGTTTTTCGAAACGATCGGGCCAGAGGGCACGGTTCGCAAAAATACGTATAAGTGTCAACATTGCCAGTTCATTGTCAGTTTTGAACCGTTCTGCGATCCTGCGGACGCTGGCGGTCATTGCAAGCTTTGCGATGATTTGATCTGCAAGAACTGTGTCCGTCGCGGCGTGTGCATCACGGTTGAGGAGATGTTGGCCCACATGGAAGGCGGCTGGATAGATCGCGCCAAGCTTGAGGAATGGGAGAAAACTCCTGTGATCGCGATCGGAACGTGATGCATGACATTGTTATTTGTTGATCTTGCCAGATTTAATCCGACACTTGGCGGCACAACGGATTGGGTAGTTTCATCAGCTGCTGCTGGTTGTCAGACACCAGCCTTGGGTGGAATTACGAATGGAATCACGGTTAAATATTATGCTGTCAGTGCTGATCTGACACAATGGGAAATCGGTCAAGGAGTCTATAATACCGGTACAAGCACCCTTCCCCGCACCACAGTGCTTTATAACTCTTCGGGCACCGGGACTGCATCAGGCCAGTCTGGTGCTGGCACGAAAATCAATTTTTCGACCGTGCCCCAAGTATCGCTTGTCGCACTCGCGGAGGATATGGCCTTTACGCCGGGTAGTTGGACACAAACCGTATTAACTTCCGGTTCCGGGACGTACAACCGAAAAACAGGTTGCACAGCAATTCGGGTCCGACTTGTCGGCGGCGGCGGCGGCGGCGGCGGCTCTGGTACGACCCCTGGCGCGGCAACAGGCGGCGGCAACACGACGTTCGGAACGTCACTATTGACAGGCAATGGTGGCGCTCCCGGTACTACCGGGGGCGGTTCTGCGGCTGGCGGCACTGGCACTGGCGGAACTGTCAATGTTACAGGACAAAATGGCGGTTCAAGTCAAGGCGGCCTAAATCATGATGGTGGTTATGGTGGTAATGCGCCCTTCGGGCTTGGATTCGGTGGTCCAGGTGGTCCAGCGGGGGCAAATCAGGGATCAGCTGCGACTGGCTTTGGTGCTGGCGGCGGGGGCGCTGGTGATGCCGGTACCGGAAATACTGGTGGTGGTGGCGCCGCTGCCGGTGGTGTTGAAACTCTGATCGTAAGTCCTGCTGCAAGTTATTCCTATGTTGTAGGTGCAGCAGGAGCCGCAGGAACTGCCGGCACAGCGGGTGCTGCGGGCGGTGCTGCAGTTGGCGGAATTATCATAATTGATGAATACTATTAAAGGAGAGATTTAATGCGTCTTCTAATCGCGATCGTTGTTTTTATGATGTTAGGTGCTCAAGCAGAGGCGCGTATCTGCACGGCTTCGCTGACTTTCACGGCCAACGCGCCCGTGACTAGCGCTTATGACGATCATTGCATTTACGTTGACACCACGGCTGGCCCTATCACCTTGACGATTGATCCACCGACCACGTTCGGAGTAGGCGAGGTCACCATTAAGAAGATCGGCATCGTATCGAACCCCGTCATCATCAACGGCGCGTTCGAACAAAGCCAATCGCAACTGCGCGAGGCGCTTGAGGGCGATAGCCTCACACTCCACAGCGATGGCGTCAGTTCAAATTGGTTCATGGTAGCGCCTGGATTCGCTCTGCAGCGAGGTTGGTCGCACTGCCGTACCGAGCATGACATTTCGACCGTGAGCAATACGGTCAATGAGCAAGACGGTGGTTTCTGCTATGCCGTGGATGTTTGTTCGGCTGGCGCAAGCGTCATGGAAAACCTGCCAGCTATCTCGGCGGTGACCTTCGATCATCAGAATTTCACCATCAAAATCATGCGGCTAGATAGCTGTTCAACCCCGCCTCCCGGAGCCGTCGTCAGCATCATCGCTAACTCGGTGCCCGATACGATCAGATGGAACCACGTCGGCAGCGCTACTGGCGGGACATGCGGAACTGGCGGTCTATGCAAGATAGACTTGACCACAAATTATCAGGTCGTTGATCTATGGGCGCAAGGCGTTGGCGTTGGTTGGATCGTCACTGGTTCTCAGGGCTTTTGACGGATGGGATATCGGGGTCTCGTGTAGGCCACCATCACAATCACCAAATAGAACGATGGTGCTGCCCAACAATAGGCACGCAGGCGATGCTGGAAGGTTAGAACGCTTGTAATGTTGTAGACTGGCGGTCACCGCTATGGACATCGTCGCGATGGCAATGATCAAGTAAAAAGGACGAACCATTTTCGGACTCCGTTAAAGGATTACGATGTCGCTTCTCGGCTTTGATGCTATCGGTCGTGAGGCGATTGGTCAAAATCCATTCCAAACGTCGCCATCAACCTTTGGTGGTCAGTTTGGGATATGGCCGCCAGCGCCGAAGCCAGTTAACTTTGCCAAAGACTGGATAGCATTTTCCGGTAATGTTCAGGTTCAAATACCGCACGTCCTGCCGTTCTTTTCTCCGTTTGATCCAGCACCACGACCACGGAATTTCGCGAGGGATTGGGTAGCTTATTCGGAGACGGGATTTACGGTCGTCCCCGTCAATCAGATTGGCATTGATTTTACCCAATTTTCACCTGGGCAACATGCTCGGAACTTCGCTCGGGATTGGATCGCATATTCCGGCAGCATCCAGATCGAAGAATTTCCGCTCATCGGTATCGATTTTCTGCCGTTTGCGCTGGGACGAGCGGCCAAGCTATGGTCCGGTCAGGGGCCGCAATGGTGGCCGTACTACTTCAATGCGCCGTTCAAGCCATCCGGACGAGATACCCATGATGGCGGCCATCTGCGGCGGCATTGGCATCATCGGCGTCCCTCGGTTTATTCGCAGGAATATTACGACGAACTACGCAGACTCCAGAAGCTTCGCGAGTCCAAGGACGATGACGACGAGGAACTGATCGAGGAAATCAAGCGGATCGTTCCGAATCTGCTGATTCCGATCAATCGGTTAATTCCGCCGCTAATGCTGCCATCGCTGAGACAATTACCCCCATTTCGGCCGGTCCCGTCATTGACGATGAACCCGCCAGCCTTTAGGCTTGCAACTCCAGAGGAAATAGCGGCGGATGATGAGCAGATTATAGCCATGATTCTCGCTCAAGAATGATGATTGTGGAAATGTTTCTGCGCAACCTATGGTGTATGTTGTTTCACCGCCGAGCGGTCCACGAGATATCGGCGGTCGGGGATTACAAGATCATGCGTTGCGATAAGTGCCAGATTACGTGGACGGAGCCGCGATAATGGAGCGTATGTGCAAGGTTTGTCGCAAATGGCACGACCTCGACAAGCCATGGCCCGCCAAATGCGTCCGATTCACCAAATCCAGCGCTCCGAACGTCATTTCGGACAACCTCGGGACGCATCTGCGGCACATGGGGACGGGACAGATGCTGGATAGTAAGTCGGCATTTCGAGCGGCGGATAAGGCCTGCGGTGCGGTATGCGTCGGGAACGAGGCGACGGCGAAACCACGGAAATTCATTGAACCGCCGCGACCGGGGCCGGATATCAAGCGGGCTATTGATCAGTTGCGGGGACGATGATGAGTGACGATCGTTTCGCAGAATTATCGAAGGAAGATCAGCGCCGCTATATGGCACAAGCTCTCGGATGCAATCCTAATTCTCCAGGCGGATGGCCAAATTCAATTATTGATAAGTTGGTCAATATCAGGCTAGCGAAGGGATCGAAGGCCTATTACCAAGAACTCGGATATTTTCTTAGCCTAAATTGAACATGCGTATAACGCCACAGTTGCTTAATCGAAAATCCAATGATATGACGGAACCATGATCAGGCATCTTTTCCTAAATTCGGCTGCAACATTTTCTCCCCCGGATGCCCCCGGTGCCGATTCTGGAGGTACCGATCAGGTTGCCGATCTCGGCGGATCGCCCGAACCCGCAGGAGGCGCGCCAGATGGTGGTGAAGCCCCTGCGGGCGGTGCGGAACCTGCGCCGGCACCGAAGGAAGATCACGCCAAACCCCGCGTCGAGACGGTTGGAGAGAGCGTTAGACGCGCCACGGCCGAGACGAAGGAAAAGGCTGAGGCCGCCGCGAAGGCCAAAACGACTAAGGCGGCTACCTCGGCTAAAGACAATCAGCAGACTGATGGCGCCACTGCTGGCGACAAGACTGCGAAACCAAGCTCCGAAGACGGAAGTACGGCGCAAACCGATCCTAGCCCAAAAGCAGAGGACGGACCGCCTACCTCATGGACTGCGGCAGAAAAACAGCTTTGGACACAACTTCCAGACGCGGCCAAAACTGCAGTCTTGAGGCATGACCAGAACACCTCAAAGGGTGTAGCTGAACTACGAACACGATACCAAGAAATCGATACAGCAGTCGCTCCATACAAAGCGGTAATGACGCAAAATAACGTCACTCCCGGACAGGCCATTTCGCAACTATTCAAATGGCACATGGAATTGGCTGGCCCGAACAAAATCGAGGCCTTCCGACAGCTCGCGAAATCATTTGGTGTTGACCCAGCAACCATTGCTGCTGCTCCCGCAACGACGGAGAAGCAAGCCGATGCCAACCCCGACAATTCGATTCCTGAAAACCTCCGACCGGTAATCACCAATCTGGAAACGCGCCTCAAGACGTTTGAGGAACGCGAATCTGCCGCAATGCAAAACGCGGCAAAACAGACGTGGCAGAATTGGTCGAAAGACAAGCCGCATGCCGAGACGGTACGTGGTTTGATGGCTAACTTGATCAATTCGGACCTCGCCCTTATTCAGGCAGGACAGCCGCAGATCAGCAACACCATCAAAAACGGATCAATCGACATGGATGCCGCATACGAAGCGGCTAAATACGCACATAAAGAAGTGCGAGAGGCTTTGATTCAAGAGGATCAGGCAAAGCGTGACAAGGAAGCCAGAGCGGCTGCCGAGAAGGCCAGGAAAGCGGGCGCAAGCCTGAAATCTGGCGCCCCGGCAGGCCCGATCAGCGCCAGTTCGAACGCAGCGCCAAGGAACGAAACCGTCGCGGAAAGCATCAAGCGTGCTCTCGCCGAAGTTCGGGGAACGCAGCACTAACCCCACAGGGGAAATGTGCCATGGCCTCTCCCGGCCTTTCCGAAATTGTTACCACTACGCTGCGTAACCGCACTGGTTCGCTGCAGGATAATGTAAGCAGGAACAATGCCCTGCTTCATCGTCTCAACAAAAAGGGCAATATCAAAACGTTTGACGGCGGTCGAACTATTGTCCAGGAGTTAGACTACAACAATAACTCCACCTTCGTCTGGTACTCCGGGTTAAGTGTTTGAGCCCCGGTTAATGCCTTAAGGGCGTAATAAAGAGGACGATCTACGTGTTTCATCTTCCATCGATTGCAGGGACCACAAAGCGTCTGGGCGTTTTCCCGGATATTAATGCCGCTGCACATCACTGGCAGGATGTGGTCAAGAACAAGTTCTTCGGTCGATTTGCACCATTTGCATTGTGGTTCGATCCATTCGGCTTTCTGTTCCTTCGTAAAGATGAAGTGATGCCTCGGGGCGTTTTCTCTAAAATTATCCCAAGGTTTATTCTCTCCATTTCTACAGTATGCGATCATGTCAGCGCGATTGGTTCGCCAGCGCTCACGAAGGGCCGCCGACATTTTGGCGCGCGCTTCCTTAGTTTGCTTGAAGACACCTTTCTTCGGGCCTGTGCCTTTGGGCGGATTAAGTCTTCTGCCTTCGATAATACGTTGGCGAGATTCTGGAGAATGAGTTTTTCCGTAGAAAGGGTTATTTTTTCCTACGTTGTAGGCCGCTTTACAACCGACGTTGCAAAACTTTTTTGTATCCGTCCGAATATTATGGATGGCTCGGTAAATAAGCGTTCCGCAATTCAGGCAAGGAAAACTCTCGCCAGTCTTTTTACGTCCCATGGATTAACCTGCAAACTGGGTGAAAACGGTGAAAAACTTGTTACGGGGTAACTCGTACTAAGTCAATACCGTGCCAAGCTATCGATGTAAGGCGAAAGCCCGAGGGCGATAGAAGGTGTAACGACTAGATGCCGCGCGAAAGCAGTAATGCATCCACGAGTGCCCAGGCCGAAAGGCATGAGATAGTCTGGACTATGCCGTGAGGTATAGATGCAGGGGATAAAGAGCCTCTGCGGTAACATAGTAGCGATCAAACGCTTAATATTTCGCCAAGCCAAACGTTCACGGCAGCGGAATTTCCAATAAGGCAGGCCGCGCTCGCGATTTCGATCTCGGGCTTGGAAGAAATTCAGAACAGTGGTTGGTAACTTGGCCACTTAATCGGGTGAAACGGGGGACGGTGAGAATCCCAATCCCGTAGGAAGCTATCAACGTAAGACGAAAGTCCCAGGGTGATAGAACCTCTAACGCATAGGCAGTGACGAAAGAATAATCTGCCCACGAGCGCCCGACAGGAAAGAAAGACGAAATGACTAAAGGCCACGCAAAAGACCTATCCGGAATGAGGTTCGGAAATATGGTCGTCGAGTATCGGAATGGTTCCGATGCTAACTGCATGGCTCTTTGGATGTGCAAATGTGATTGTGGAAATTCAGCTTCAATTCGTGGCGCGTTTTTGCGTAAAGGTCAGATTTTCTGCTCTAAGCAGTGCAGCCTTTATACAAAGCCGATGCGGATTGATTTAACAGGCCAGAAATTCGGACGGTTGACCGCAGTGGAATATCTGAAGTCGACAAAATCCGGAAAGTCTGTGTGGCTCTTCTTGTGTGATTGTGGGGAGACGACGATTTGTCCCCATGACAATGTGACGAACGGACATACCATAAGCTGCGGGTGCCATGGCATTCGTAGTCGTGTCCGGCACGGTCAAAGCAAGACGAGGGCGTATCAGAACGCCGCACATAGAAAATGGGTTGATGAAAACCCGGGTAAGTTTCTTGCGAACGTCAAGAGACGGACTCCTGCCCTGAAGCTTAGAATTCCGCAATGGCTCACAGATGAGTATTGGTCGCAGATCGATGCCCATTACTCGGAAGCGAGGAGACTGACGAAGGAAACCGGTATCATTCACCACGTTGACCACATCTATCCCCTTCGTGGGAAGACGTGCAGCGGATTGCATGTACCGTGGAATCTTCAAGTCATCACTCGTACAGCGAACTTGCACAAGGCTAATCGTTTTCCTGAAGATGTATGCTGGACTAACGCGAATTAGATGAAGCGTTAGAAGTAGGGGATAAAAAGCCTCTACGGTAACAGGCCTCGGAAGAAGCCATTATCAACCTGCTTGAAGGCCGCGTCAAAAACGGTGAGCGCACTTTTTTGAACGGACTCAGCCAGGGGGCGTATGGGGACGGCACGGTTGCCAACTCGATTGGCGGCTTGCAGTTGCTTGTGGCGGCGTCGCCTAACACGGGTATCGTCGGCGGTATTGATCGGTCACAGTATTCGTTCTGGCGGAACATCACGTTCTCGGCGGCAACGAATGGTGGCGCACCGACATCGGCTGCGAATATCCAGGACTACATGGATCAGATGTACGTACAGCTTGTGCGTGGCAATGACCATCCGGACCTGATCGTCGCCGACAACAACATGTATCGGTACTACCTATCGTCTCTACAGGCCATCCAGCGCTTGCAGGGAGACACCGACCTGGCGAACCTCGGATTTGAGACGCTGAAGTATCTCAACTGCGATGTCGTGCTCGACGGTGGCTACCAGGGCCAGTCAACCGATCCGTTGCCGTTCCAGACTAGCTCGGGAACGTCGGCAGTTGGTGGTTCACCAACCAACACGATGTTTTTTCTCAATTCGAACTATATTCACTGGCGCCCATACGCCGGTCGCAACATGGTCCCGCTTGATCCCGATCGGTTCAGCGTGAACCAAGACGCGATGGTCAGACTCGTGGGCTGGGGCGGGAATATGAGCCTTAGCTGCGCCTTCCTTCAAGGTGTTATTACGACCTAGTTTGTAATGCACTTTGTTTTATGTCATGTAGGTTTTCCCGAAATGGAGAACCAAAATGACTGTAGATCGAACTGGACAACGTTATGGCCGTCTCACGGTTATCGAAAGAACTACCAAGTCTAAGCCTGTCAATACGGTCTCAAATCAAAGGAGAACATATTGGCTTTGCCGCTGCGATTGTGGAAGCGTTATCGAGGCATCGGGAGAAAATCTAAGGTGTGGCAATACATCATCATGTGGCTGCTCTCGTATCAAACATGGCATGTCAAAAACAAAAGTCCATCACGTATGGCGGGCTATGCTTTATAGATGCGATAATCCTAATGATCATGCTTATCACAATTATGGTGGCCGTGGCATCAAGGTTTGCGAGGAATGGCGTAAGTTTGAGGTGTTCTATAGTGAAATGGGTGATCCACCTCGTGGAGGAACAATAGAGCGTAAAGACACGAGTGGTCCTTACGCCAAGTGGAATTGCAAATGGGCTTCTATGAAAGAGCAACAGAACAACAAGCGGAATAACGTGGTGCTTGAAGCATTCGGAAAATCTCAGACCATGACACAATGGGCTGAAGAATATAGGATGCCGCTGAATACACTACGTAACCGCTTGTTTCGGGCTAAGATGCCTGTGGAAGATGCTCTGACGGCGAGAAGCATGTTAGGAAAAAACAGGAGCTAAACGGCTATGGCCACGATCATCACTAATTTCTACACTGTGGACAATCAGGTCGGAGCAAACCTGAACACTCCGCAGACGATCAATACGACGACCAATCCGGAGGTGCCGGCACCGAACGATACTCTTGGCGACATCTGCCAAGGGATCAACGGTTCGCAGTGGTTGTTTGTGCAGGCATCGACGACAGTTACCGCGTTCAATGTTGTTATGATCGACAATTTGTTCAAAGCGAACAATGTCAACTTCAGCGATCTCAGCGGCTCGTCTACCTTCTCGCTATCGAAGACGCTCGGGCTTGCTGAGTTCCAGACATCGGTTGCTAATGCCGGCGATTACTTCTGGGCTCAGTTGGCGGGTCGCGGCGGTTCGGCCGTCAACGTACTGAGCACGGCGGCGGCGAATGCTCAATTGTATATTTCAAGTTCGTCTCCGGGATCGCTTACCACCACGGTAGCTTCGTCGGTTTCGAACGTTGCGGTATTCAATGCGGCTATTCCGTCATCTCTGACTGGTGCAACCGCTGCGGTTGAGTTGGTATTCGCCTATATGCGGGCATCCGCATAATGGTCGTACACGAAATGCCGCCTCCGGAAATCCAGGAACAGGCTGAACACCTGTTCTGGAATAAACTCGGTGGGGTTACGACAACGGCTGCGACCTCGACGGATGAATCCATGGATAATGTTCGTGCCAATATCGGGCGTGGTTATCCATGGTTTCACGATGTTTGCTTGATTCGTGATGAGAACAAGATACCTGGGCGGCGGATTGCATTGGTTGGTGGCGGTCCATCGCTCAAGGATACGGTCGGGGAATTGTTGGATTTTACTACTGTCATGGTTTGTGGTTCTGCTCATGATTGGTTGCAGGAATATTCTCCGCGTATTCCGACCTATTGCGCGGTTTGTGATCCTGACCCTGTGATGGCGAATTATCTTCGGAAACCTGACAAGGATACAACTTATCTGATCTCAAGCCACGTCAATCCAGTGGTATATGATGCCCTTGAGGGGCATAATATTATTATGTGGCATTGCTGGCCGATCGGTGAGGGTAATGAGGAAGCGAAAGATTTCCTCCAAGAGCATACCCCAGGATGGGTAGCTATTGGCGGTGGTTGCACGATTGGCCTTCGGGCAATTACTATAGCGATGATGATGGGATACACGGACCTTCATTTTTTTGGGTTTGATTCCTGTATGACAATGCAGGATGATCATCATGCTTATCAGTTTGTTGATCCTACGAAGGAATTTCTTGGCGATGTTTACGATGTCAAGATAGGGATGGGAGAGATAAACGGTCCGGAGATCAAGGCTTATCGCGTCGCCGGTTATCAATTAGCCCAGGCTGAACATTATAAGCAAAGTCTCATGGCATTCGGTCATTTGTTCAAGCCGACGTTTCATGGTCCTGGCCTACTTGCGGATATGCAGAGAATGATTGATCTCGAAACTAAACGACTAACAGCAGAGGAGAAGGCCGCATGAGCGGATATATCGGCGACGGACTTCCGGATAGTGGAAGATGGACTCGGGCACCGGACGGCAATGTTCAGACTGGCCCGTCTGATGATGCAATGCTGGTCATCTTCTATAAGCGACCGGTTCACAATGAAATCAAGTCGGCTGCGGCTGGCATTCCGATTTATGAGGATGTGGATTTCGTCAAAATCCAAGCTCCTGGTGAAGGCAATCTTCAGGTTGTCGAGAAGCCGGTTGATCAGACCCACAAGCGCCGTTGGCCAGCGCAATGGGCTGCGTATGCGCAGGGCAAAGATCAGGTTGCGGACGGAACGCCGCTCGGTCTTCTCTTTCCCCGCCATCCATCGGCTATCGCCATGTTGCAGGGACTGGGCATCATGACGGTGCAGCACCTCGCTCATGCGAGTGCGACCGCAATTGATGCGATCGGCATGCACGGACAGGATTACGTCAACTATGCCCAGAAATATCTCAATGCCGGGGCTGGTGGTGCGGCATTCCATCAGATGCAGCGTGATCTTGAGGTGGCGACCCGTGAAAATCATCGTCTCAAGAAGGATGTTGACGATCTTCGGCATCAGATGACACAGGTTAATCAGACTTTGATGGCTAATGCGGGAATGGGCATTCCGATGCCTGGTGTTCCGCGCAACCCTGCGCCAGCACCGGCTCAGCCGATGCCGGGTGGTGCGCCGATGCCTCGTATGCCATCATTTGAAGGGCCGACGTTCGATGCGCAGACGGCGCAGATCAATGCAAATCACGCGATGGCCGACAATCAGCCCCAGCAGGAGCCAAAAAGGCGCGGTCGTCCTCCGGGATCGAAGAATAAAGCGGCCTAACGGCCAAGGGCAAACCGTGCAATCCGTGCGGTCCCCTTTTTCTCTCCCCGCCAAATGCGGGCTAGGAGGATACTACAATGGTTGAACCACGCGGACTTATTGGTGTTGGTATGCCATCGCAACTCGCTAAACGACTTGGTATTCCAGCAAGAACCACAGATTCCAACTTGAACGGCATCGGAACGACATTTGCTGGCGCTGCGGCTATCGGTCAATTTCAATTTTATGTTCGTGCCAACGCGCAATCTACAGCCATTGGCTATGTAATGCCGAACAATGCTGAAGTCGGCAGCGATTATATGATCTTTAATACGGGGGCGGTCACTGCGGAAATTTGGCCGCCATCCGGTGGAACATTCAATGTAGCTGCTGGTGCGACGGCTACAGGGACTAGCCTCGCCGTAGGAAAGGGCATGTTCTTGATTGCCGTGACCGCAAGTACATTCGATGCTTTCCTGACTGCGTAAGGGAGGAATGTCCAAATGACTGCTCCAGGTTATCTCATGCGGTTAGGAATGCCGAGCCAACAAGCGAAACGTCTCGGCGTTGATTCAGGAGGTGGTGGTGCTAACCTCAATGGTGGGGCAGCATTTGCCAGTGCTACCGCCATCGGACAATTTGCGATATATGTGCGTGCCAATGCTCAAACTGGCGCGAATGTATATCAAATGCCGAACAATGCAGAAATTGGTACCGAATTTATGATTTTCAATATCGGAGGTACCACTGGTGGAGTCACCGCGAATGTTTACCCGCCAACTGGCGGAACGTTCAACATCGGCAGCGCTTCTGCTACATCGACATTGACAACTGTTGCGACAGGAAAGGGTATCTTTTTGGTCGCGATTACGGCGAGTACATTTGACGTGTTTCTGTCTGCCTAGAGGCTTCTGGAGCATGGTCAATGCCAGTCACCGCGTTCACGCCAAAGACGTGTCTACAGATCGCTAACGCGGCACTGGGGGAGCTTGGCTTCCCTCAGGTCGCAAGCTTGAACGGAAATACCGACCCGACTGCGATACAGGTTCTCGCGCTGCTCAATGCGGAAGGCGAGGAACTGCGGGACACTGCGGAAGAGGGCTGGTCGTGTATGCAGACCGAGTTCAACTTGGTCGTGAACACGCCGATTATCACGACTGGTACAGTTAGCCTAAATTCTCCGGTGGTTTCTGCAATCCCAACCACTGCCGGCTTGAGTGCGGGCAACTGGGCTGTGTTTGGAGCGTTCCTGCCGAGCGCTGCCCGTATCCTCAATCTCGGGGATCAGAGCGGCAACAATCCAACGACCACTGTTACGTTGACGATGGAATCGACCGGTGCGGTAGCGGGGACGCCGCTGACATTTGCGCAGGATACCTATGCTCTGCCGGCCGATTTGAAGGCCTATGTCGATCGAACATGGTGGGACCGGACAAATCGATGGGCATTGCTTGGCCCTGATAGTCCTCAATTAGATCAATGGCACCGATCCGGCATCGTCCAAACTGGTCCGCGCCGGCATTTCCGCCAGATCGGAAACTCACTGAACAATACCTATCGGATTTGGCCCGCCCCAGCCGAGTTGGTTAACCCGATTCAGATCGTATTCGAATATCTATCAACGAATTGGGTCAATATGACCGGTTCGACCGTGAGCACGGGCACCAATTCGCTGTTCACGAACGATCTCGACACGTCGTTCCTAGACGATCGCGCTCTGATCATGGGCCTGAAATGGAGGTTCAAGAAGATCAAGGGTTATGGCGGCTGGGAAGATGATCGCAACGATTATGTCGATTTCGTTGATCGGCTGATGGCGCGAGATGGAGCCTCGCCAACGCTATCGTTCGTGAGAAGGGTGCATCCATTCCTGATCAATCCAGAATTCGCGGTCCAAGACGGCAACTACCCCGGATTTGGAAACTAAGGAGAAGCAGATGGGATATCTTCAAACCACGACAGGTGTCACAACTGTTGGCCCAGGCGCAACATTGTCTTTTACTACGCCAATTTGCGCACAACTTGCTTTGCAAGTTTCAGGATCAGGGTCAGGAAATGTTGTCGTTGAAGCTAGTTTGGATGGGACAAATTTTGTCCAAATAACCATGAGCGGAGGCGGAATTCTAAGTAGTAATTCCCAGTCTATCTGTCCGATTGCCGCTATCAGATATCACGTAATGAGTATTTCAGGTACTCTCTCTATTTCAATAGCTGCTGCTCCACTAGGGTCTGAATGATTCATGCGAAAGCTTCAGGCCAGCAGACCCAAAGCGCCTTATGCGCAACAGGAAACTGAAGCAGTTCAGATTCCGGCGCCCACGTCTGGCTGGAATGCCATTGACGCTTTGGCAAATATGGACCCGAAGTATGCGCCAATCCTAATCAACTGGGTGCCGAGAACATCATGGATAGAGCTTCGCGCTGGTTATAACGCTTGGGTACAGGGACTCGGTGCTAATAGTCCAGTCGAAACGTTGATGGCATACAAGCCAGTTAGCGGCACACAATTCTTGTTCGCGGCATGCGGCGGCAACATCTACAACGCAAGCAATCAGGCGGCTCCGGTTCAGGTTCTTAGCGGATTTGCTAGCAACCGTTGGCAATATCTCAATTTCGATGTTCCTGGCGGGTCAGATTATCTCTACATGGTCAACGGCAGCGATAATCCGCAGCTTTGGGATGGCACCGTCTGGACATCGCCGACGATCACAGGTGGACCAGCACAGACGACTTTCTTCAATATCCACTCGCATCAGAACCGGCTTTGGTTCATCCCTAATAATTCGACGACAGTTTATTATTTGGCTGCCAGCGCGATTACTGGAGCATGTTCGCCGCTTGCTCTTGGCTCATTCATGACCGAGGGCGGCTTTGTCGTCGCCATGGGGACGTGGACCTATAATGGTGGGACAGGCCCGCAAAATCTTGCTGTGTTTATCACCTCCCGTGGTCAGACAATTATTTATGCTGGCACTGATCCGACAAGTTCGAGCACTTGGACACTGGTTGGCGTATTCAATCTGCCACCTCCACTTGGTATCCGATGCTTTCAACAGATTGGCTCCGATCTCGGCATCATCACGCAACAAGGCGTCTTGCCGCTGTCCCAAACCATCCAGCTTGATACCGGTGCGGTGCGAGCAAATGCGATCACGGGACGCATTCAAAATGCGATGCTCCAGGCTGCAACATCATACGGAAGCAATTTCGGCTGGCAATTGATTAGCTATCCGGCACAAGGGCTGCTGTTCCTCAATGTGCCGCAGCAAACCAACACTTCTCAGGTTCAATTCGTCCAAAACTTTCTGAACGGCGCATGGACGCAATTCCAAGGATGGAATGCGAATTGTTTCGAGATTTTCAACGATCAATTATTCTTCGGTGGAAATAATGGGGTGGTGTCGAATGCCTACCAGGGGCCGGCCGATCTAGTCTCGCCGATAGTCGCCGATATGCAGTGTGCATTCAACTATTTCGGTGCGCCTGGTCGTATCAAACGCATGACTATGATTCAGCCGATGCTTGTGACGGGTGGCACGATCGTGCCGACAATTGGCGTTGATGTCGATTTCGGTTCTGTCTCGCCAACGGCCGCCGTCAGTTCGTTCGTGGCGACTGGTGGAATTTACGATACGTCACTTTACGATGCTTCGTTCTATGCGCAGGGGCCGTTACCGCAATCAACTTGGCAATCCGTTCAGGCGGAAGGTCATGCACTCGCGGTTCGGATGAAAGTCAACGTTCTGCCGAGCGGCAGCGGCGCTGGTTCTGTATTTGATACGGGAACGTTCGACAATATGCTTTTCGATGGTTTCCAAGGGCAACAGCCATCGATACTCCAGATAAACGCGTTTAACGCAGTTGTGGAAATGGGCAACTGGGTATGATCCCGAACCCAATCAAAACAGAACGACAGACCGGCCTCTGCCTGCCGCATGGGCTGTTGTTCGGCCATGATATGCCTGTGGCGCATTGGGCATGGAATGCGTTTTGCCTGACTCCTACGCATATAAACGCCGCAGTTGGTGTCGTGCGGGATAATCGCATTGTTGGGGCGGTCCTCTTCCAAGGATATTCCACCCACAATATCGAATTGAGCTATTACGGGCCGATGACGCTTTCGGCTGGCATATTTAAAATGCTGGCTAAGTTCACCCTTGAAAGATTTAAGGTCGATCGATTAACGGTCCGAACAAATCGCAAAAATATTAAACTGATAAGGTCTTTTCGCGGATTAGGTTTTAAGTTTGAGGGAGTCCAGCATCGTTTTTATGGGCCGTTTGGAGACGCTGCGGTTTTTGTGCTATTCAGGCAAGACCTTGAGCGGATTAGCGGTCTGGACAGGCAGGAGACGGCGCTATGAGTTTCGATTCCCCATCCGTGCCGGCTGTTCCTAGCCCGCAGATCACGGCCGATCAACAGCAGCAACTCAATCTCCAGACGACGGAGCAGAATCAGGCTGCATCCAATGTCAATCAGGTCACGCCGACTGGATCATTGACCTATGCGCAAACTGGTGTGGGTCCTAACGGGATTCCGACCTATACGGCAACACAAACGCTTTCGCCGCAAGAGCAAGCGTTGCTGACCACGATGCAAGGTACTCAGCAGACCGCTGGTACACAGGCCGGAAATCTGTTGACCAACGCCAACTATGGTGCTCCGGGTTCGAATCCAGCAACGACGATTGGCAATTCGACCTCGGGTGAGACACAGGCGCTCTTGGGACAGGAGACCTCGTATCTCAATCCGCAATTCACGCAACAGACGAACCAACTCGATACGCAGTTGCGCAGTCAGGGTATCTTTCCTGGATCGCCTGCCTATACGCAGCAGATGCAGAATTTGCAGCTTAACCAAAATCAGGCAATTACCGGATTTCTGGCGACTGCGGAGCCGGCTGCCTATCAGCAGGCAACCCAAAGCTATGAATTACCGCTCACGATGGCGGAAAGCGAAATGGGCGTAGCGCAGCCTTCTGGCATCGGCACCACGAGTACACCACAGGCCACCGGATCGCCAGCAAATCTTGAGGGTGACGTGGCGTCTGCGAATAGTGCAAATATGGCGGCCTATAATGCACAATTGCAGCAGCAAAACGCGATGATGAGCGGATTATTTGGGCTCGGTGCGGCCTCAATCAGTGGCGGCGCAGGTGGATTCGGAAATTCATTGCTCGGAAGCATGGTTTCAGGCTCGGACCGTCGAATAAAGAAAAATATCGAGCAGGTTGGAACGCTGTTCGATGGCACACCGATTTATCGTTTCCAATACATTGATGGACCTCCCGCTTATCAGCTTGGCGTCATGGCACAGGACATCGAACAATTCGAGCCGAATGCTGTGCATGAAATAGACGGCATCAAATATGTCGATTATCTAATGGCTACAGAGAGGGCCGCGAAACATGCCATATGATCCAAACTCAGGTGGCTGGTCGATGGGGCCTCTTGGCGGTTCGTCGCAGCCGACCATGGCACCAGCCGCGCCGGGCCAATTGACACCGGCCCAAGTCGCGCAAATTCAGGCTACTACTGGAGCGATGGGACAACCCACGACTTTAGCCTCGCCGCAACAGCAAACGATGCTCGGTGGATTATTCGGCTCACAGAACAATATGGGTCAGAATCTTGGTAGCATGGGTAACACTTTATGGGGCAGCACCCCGGCCTATGGTGGCGGAAACATGTTGAGTGGCGATGCGTTCGGCGGAAGTGCCGCTGCTCCGCTTGCTGGTCTTACGTCGGCTGATTACGGATGATGAAAAATGGCGCTTAATCCAGCGACGACAACTGGAACTGGCGGATGGGGTTTGGCCCCGGTCGGCACAGCATCGCAATCGACGATGCCGCTTGCGCCAACTCAACAGTCAATATTGACGCCGGAACAGATCGCGCAGTTGCGTCAGCAATCTGTGGCGATGCAGACACCGCCGACGCAAAACATTCAGAGTTGGACGCAGGGTGTTGCCGAGCTTGTCCGGGCCATGCAGGGCAATCGCGAGGCTGATTTCGCACGGCAACAGGAACTGCAGGGTCGCCAGCAAGGCGCAGATGCGATCGGCAAGATTTATGCGCCATACCTATCCCAGGGCGGAAGTTCCCCTTCTGCTGCTGGAGCGGCGCCGGCTGGAACACTGGGGAGTGGCCCGGCCGGCGCTACTGCTTCGGCGGATAGTCCTACGCCGAGCGATGCGAACACGCCAGCGGCACTAGCGGCGACCGCAGATGCATCGGCTCCTCGCGGTATCCGGAATAACAATCCGCTGAATATTGAGGATGGCCAATTTGCACGCGGTCAACCCGGATATGCTGGTTCGGATGGACGATTTGCGAAGTTTGAGACACCGGAACATGGCGTTTCGGCGGCGGATAAACTGCTGAACAGTTATCAAGCAAATCAGGGCCTAAATACGATCAATGGGATTGTCGGTCGGTGGGCTCCCTCAACTGATGGCAACAATACCAAGGCCTATGCGGCACATGTCGCGGCTCAGATGGGGATCGGCCCCAACGACCCGATTCCGCCAGCAATGCGTCCGCAACTGATTGCGGCAATGGCTGCGCATGAAAATGGCATACCGTTGCCTCCTGCAGCCACGAAGGTACCGCAGGCGGCTCCGACTGGCCTTTTGGCGCCTATCCAGCCTCCCGCAACGCCTCCAGCGGCTGTGCCTCCTACCGCCGCTGCGCCAAGTCCGGCACCGACACAACTTGCCTATGCTGGAACTGGTCCAATTCCTCCCGGTATGGTCCCGAATCCTGTCACGCAAGCCTCGCAAGGCCCCGGAACACCTCCTGGTGTGGCCCCGATGGTCAATGCCATCGCTGGGCGACCCATGCCGCCTGCCGCACCGACAACTCCCCAGCCAATTGCGCCTTCCGCTGCTCCGATCGCTCCACCGGATTTTGTGAGACAGGCCGCCGCGATGGAAGCGGCTAAAGCATCCGCCCCACAGGCACCGTTACCGTCTCCCGGTGCAGCCATTCCGCCAGCGGACTTTGCGGCGCAAGTGGCGGCTATGGAGGCTGCTAAAGGTGCTCCGAATCAGCCTCCCATACCTGCATCAGGTGCGCCACCGATTGCGCCGGCTGATTTTGCCAAAATGGCAGCGACGATGGAAGCGATGAAGGCTGGAGCGCCAGCCTCCCCTCCAAGTGGATCGGCTGCGGTTGTGCCCCCGACGCAAACGGCCGCTATTCCGCCAGCTCCGCCGATTGCGGCAGGAACGCCTCCCGCTGCACCACTACCGCCCGCGTTCCTACCTACTGGATCAGCAATTCCGGGTGCCGTAGGTCCGACCTCGGTCAATGGTGCTCCGCTAGCCATTCCGCCACCATTTGGGGCAACATCGGTAAACGGCGCTCCGCTACCGCAGCGCGGAACCCCTCCGACCAATCCAGCGCTGGTTTCGTTCATTGCCGGACAAAATCTTCCGCCGAATGCCGCGCCAACGGCTGGCACCGGTTCGCCAATTCCTGGTGCCCCTCCCCAAGTGGCTCAGAATGGACCGCCAGCCGGCGCCGCTCCTAGCCCCGCTGGTGGCCCTGCGGGATTGCCTTCTCCGCTTACTTCTCCGACTGGACAGGTGACACAGGCCCAACTGACCCAAGTTCTCGCGAATCCGTGGGTTTCGGAAAGCGCCAAGGCGTCCATGTTGCAGATGATTCAGCAACGTGGACAGCCGCAGTCTATGCCGGTTGAGGGCGGAACACTCATGTTCAATGCTGCCGGGCAGAAGGTCTTCATTCCGGAACCGAAGATGGGAACGGTAAAAATTGGTGGTGCGGAGATTCCGACTGTCAGCCATTTCGATCCGGCTTCGGGACGATGGAATACACAAACTCTCGCACCAGGTGGTGGCGTGCAGACCGGGGCACCATCATCGGACGGCGGCGGTCCGATGCCTCATCCGGCTCAGGCTCAAGGTGGAATAGCCCAACCTGATCTTTCGTCTATCGGAGGCATTCAGGCCGCAGAGGTAGCGCAAGCTGGTGCCAAGAAACAGGCTGAGGAACAGGGCACCACAACCGCCAAAACATTCAATACGATTTACACGGGTGTTACCGGAGACGCCTTTAACGCTGCACGTCAAGCTCCGATCGTCGATGTTTTACAAAGAATCGCTCCAGCCGCACTAACCGGAGCGGGTTCAGATGCAATGCTTGCGTTGAATCGCGTCGCGTCTCAGTTAGGCATTAATCCTGAGGGAGCCGCACCGCGCGAACTTTTCAACCAACTATCTGCTAAGGTTTTGGCCGATCAATTCGCCAATATTCGCAATATGAGTACGGAGGAAGGGTCTCCAGGGGGCCGCATTTTCAAATCGATGCTGGATTTGGAAGAAAAGGCAAATATCACTCCTGATGATAGCCTTGCAGGCGTTCAGGCCAAATTGGCTTTCATTAAAAATTCAGGCGATATGTTGCAGCGTTGGGGCAACATGGCAGATGACTACGTGAAAGAGCATGGTGCACTTGATCCAGGATTTATGAAAGCTTTACGTAGCGATATAGCTTCTCAGAAATTCGACAATATCATGCCTGAGGCGGATGCTAGTTCTCCGACCGGAATGAAGACTGCGCCTACCGCGCCAGTATCCAAAGTGATCAACGGCAAGACCTACTATCAAATCAACGGCAAAGTTTACGATAATCCCGAGGGAAAGTAGTTGGCCGAAATTACGGACCCAGATGTTCTGAAGCAATTTGAGGTGCAGCCTGCCGCAGCGCCTAGTGGGCTCGTGACCGATCCGGAGATTCTGAAGCATTTTGATACTGGGGAATCAGATAAGCCATCCGTCGCGGCCGATGTCGCAAAGAGCATTGGCTCTGGGGCGGTTAGCGGCCCCGTCATAGCCGCCGGTACCCCCGGTGACCTCTCCAATCTGCTCGCTAAGGGCAGCAAGGTTGCGGGAGATTATATCGCCGGAAAGATGGGCTTCGGGCCGAGTCCAGAGATTGCTCCACCGATTCTGCCTACTAGCGAAGGAATTAAACAGTCCATTGGTAATGAGAATCCCGTTGGACAAGCTATAAATTATGATCCGCAGACGAATTGGGGAAAGCTTGCAAAATCTGGCGCTGAAACCGCCGCTAATCCGTTTTCCTATCTTGGTCCTGGCGGTGTACTAGCCAAAGGCGCGACGGCTGCTGCTAGTGGAGTCGGATCGGAGGCTGCAACCGAGGCGACAGAGAACGCTAAGCCTTGGGTGAAAGCTGTTGCGCCATTGGTTGGAGCCATCGCGGGCGGTCACGTCACGAGCCTACCGCGCGTCATCACGCCAAATGTCATCTCGAATGAGCGGCAGGCAATGATTGATGTCCTGCAACATGAGGGTGTGCCGCTGACGGCTGGAGACCGCACCGGAAATCTCACCATGAAGGCAGCAGAATCGGAATTGAGCCCCGGGGTAAACGAAGCTCAACGGGATGCCTTCCACCAAGCCGCCTTTAACCGTGTCGGGGAAACGATCGGCGATCGACCAATTCAAGGTGCCAACGGTGCCGTTGATACTATGATGAGGCGAGTGGGCCAGCGTTTTGATGATTTAGCATCTCGCAATGATGTAAATTCAGACCCGCAATTGCGCGCTGAATTGGCTGATATTTACAGAACATATAATGATGTTCCAGGATTGTATCCGCAGGAAACGGTGAATAGTATCAACGGAAGTCTTGGTCGGGTCCAATCTGCATTTCAACAAGGCGGAACTCTGAGTGGTCCAGAGTATCTAACATTGCGGTCTAATCTCAGGGCCGCAGCAATGGGAGCAACTGACCCACAGAGAGCGGAAGGTCTTCACGGCGTAACAAATGCTCTTGATGATGCGATGGATCGATCCATAAACGCGCGTTCAACACGTACTATTACGACAACAAACCCCGTAACAGGGACGGTTAATCAGACAACTATACAAGTTCCTAATCCTGACGCTGGCGCATTCGCGGATGCACGACGGGATTATCGTAATGCTCTGGTGCTTCAGCGCTGGGCAGGATCAGCCAACATGACGCCATCAACCTTGGCTCAATCGGCAAAGGCGGTTTACGGCAAGAACCAATACGTTCGCGGAATGGATGATTTCTCCGATCTGGCTGAATCTGGCCGTAACGTCATGAAGCAATTTCAGGATAGTGGAACCGCGCGACGATTACAGATCGAAGGTATTCTGAAAGCTCTCGGTGGCGTTGCTGGCTTTGGTGCTGGGGCTGCCCATGGCGGAACGGCAGGGGCTGCGGAAGGTGGCGTCGCAGGATTGCTGCTCGGAGAATTGGCTGGTCCTATGATTGCGCGTCCGGCTGCCCGTGCTGCGCTAATGAATCCGGTCACACAGGCCGCACTCGCCAACCAACTTGCTCCCTATCGGTTTGGAACGTCACCGAGTACGATAGCGCTTATGAATGCGATTAGGGGCGGACAGACTCCGCAGATTCCTGCGCAGAACGGACAGCGGCAATGAGACTATTTCAGATGCTTCCAACGTTCCCGAGATCGAATTCGGCTTATGGCAGGTTGATGCACGCCAAAACGCTTAGCAAGCGCTGTGCTTGTTTCTTGAGAGTTTCGTATTTCATAGATTTCTTCATCAGTAAACTTAGCATGTCCGTTTCTCATGCCACGAGCATGTCGATCTTTTTCTATACAATCTTCAATATTTCTAGCATTAGTCCCGGGGAAAAGGTGCAATGGATTTACGCATGGAGGATTATCGCATGTGTGACAAATATCCATCCCTTTTGGAATTGGCCCTTTGTGAACTTGGTAAGAAATTCGGTGGGCTCTGTGGTGTTGAGAATAGCCCTTTCCCTTAAATTCTGTCGTGATAATCCCGTAGTTATGTGTTCCGCCCTGTCGCGCTCCCGGCCATTCCATACATCCTTTTTCTGTAGGAACAATCCTGTTGAAAAAGTCCATGAATCGATCTTCAAGTGGTCGTTTCTTTGTCGCATGTTGCAGAAGTGTTCCGAGGCGACGATGACGATAATAGCATGGCTTACAAAAACCACGTGCGGCCACGGCTGGCGCGTTACAGTCACGACAAGGCATGATGTTCCTATCCATAAAACGTGCAAGGAACATATAAGACTTTTTGATGTAAAATCAAGTAAAATGGGAGGGTGTCACGCCTAGAGGTTCGAACGGCGTTTACAGCTTGCCAGTTGCCGCGTTTGTTCCCGGCGGACTGATTAAGTCCTCCGATAATAATACAATCAACAACGACCTAGCCACTGCGCTAACACAATCGCTAGCGACCACTGGCGTATCGACAATGACGGGGCAACTTGTTGGGTCCGCTGGCCTCGTTACGGCACCAGGATACACGTTCAGCGGCGCGCCAAAGACGGGATTTTTCCTTGCTGGCGCAAATCAAATCGGATGGGCGGCGAATGGTGTCCAAGGCGCAACGTTCAATGCTGATACTTCCATCACATTTGCAGGAACAATTTCGGCAGCAAAAGGAACGATTCCAGTTGGTGCCGTGATGGATTATGCTGGCGGCGCTGCTTCTATCCCGTTGCCACCTGGTTGGTTGCTATGCTTTGGGCAGCAAGTATCGACGACAACCTATGCAGCATTGTTTGCTGTGCTTGGAAACCTGTACGGAGCAGGTGTCGGAACATTCGGCATTCCTGATTATCGTGGTCGAGCCACATACGGCCAAGACAATATGGGTGGATCGGCGGCGAACCGGATCACGATTGCTGGTCTTAACTTCGATGGTACTATACTTGGGAATGTAGGTGGAAATCAAAACCACACGCTTACAACTGCTGAATTAGCCGCTCATAATCATGGGATTACTGATCCGGGTCATAATCATACCACATCAACTCCTGTTCCTGGAGGTGGCTCTTCCTTCGAAACATGGAACACAAGCAGCCTTGCAACAGGCGCTACTTTGGGAGGACCAAATACAGGTAGTTCAACGACAGGAATCACCATCAACAATGCGGGCAGCGGAAATGCTCATACGATTCTGAGTCCAGCCATCATTACCAACAAAATTATTTTTGCAGGGGTTTAGTTATATGCCATTCAACTGGACTCCAGAGAAATATAAACAATCACGTGAATGGCATGCAAATTATTTACGTCAGTGGAATGGGCCAGAGATAATCTGCTCAAGAGCAATAAGACATAGGAGGCGGATATTCCATTCGTAGGAAATCAATACATCCCGGTCGCAGGTGCCATC